CACCATGAGAATGTACTATTAGCTATAATAAAATGGTCACAAAGACTTTGAGCAATAAAATCTGTAATAAAATCATCACTATAGTCAAAATAAACAACATTAACTTCAAATTTTTTGAATTTACCTGTAATAAATTCTTTTGTATCTGTATTATCTGTAAAAACTAAAATCTCATCAATTTTTGTTTGACTAAGAACATACTCTAAAGCATTTTCATAATATTTTAATGTCATTACAGGATGATAATTTTCAACACCCTTATGTCCTCCCCCTGTCTTTCTATCGTAGACATCTCCCCATCTTACGTGAATACAAAGTTTAACCGTGTCTTTAGACATTCTTGAAGACGCTTTTTCAATTGACTCATCTGAAAATGTTAAGTCATTTCTAACTTCACTTTCAAACCCATCAAAAAATTTCCATGATTGGAAATAACCAACTATTTCAAGGATATTAGAAGTGTCAGGTATATTATGATATGCAAACGTTGGTTCACTATGTGTTTTACTTATTTGTTCTTTTATTTCGTTTGATGAAATAACGTTTTTTAAATTTGGAAATAATTTTGAATGTTCCCATTCATTCGGGATAAAATATTCAACATTTCTTTTTAATGACTCTCCAATTATGGTACCGAGTCTAAACAATTGATTTCCAAACCTACCTTTTTGGTGGTGTAGTATCTCTAAACTAGTTAATCCTTTCATAAGGTGTTTTATTTCTAATTATATTTACAATTGAATTTACCGTTGGCATATTAACCTTATGGTCATTCAATGGATTATTTTCGTTATAAATGTAAGTTATAGTTGGAATATGTCTATAATGTTTTTCACCTGACATTTCAAACATTGGAAACATAAATGATAAATCGCCAGCAACACTCCAATAGTTTCCTTCAGAGTCTTTTAAATCTTCTTCTTTTATTTTTTTCCATAACCAAGATTTCCAAGTTCTTAAGTGTGATAATGTAAACCCTTGTTTTCTAATACCGTCAAAATTTGCTGGTGGTGATGAGAATCCCTGAGCTCCGTTACTATATTTAAATGAACCACTTGTCATCCAAACATTTTCATCTTGGTACGTGTCGTTAATTAACCCCAATACGTTTGAATTCGGTAACCAATCATCCCCATCAACCTCAACACAAATTTTATCATCAGGAATATTAAGACCACGAATAACTTGGTCATAGTTTCCTGGTTGGAACATTTTTATTTTATTTTCAATTAAAATAAAACGGTCATCTCCTTTGATTATTTTTTTAATAATTTCAACTGTATTATCTGTAGATAAATCATCTGTAATGTAACAAGTAAAATCTTTAAATCTTTGAGTCATAATTGTCATCAAAGATTTTTCAATAAAATTTTCACAGTTATATGATGTAGTTAAGATTATCATTATAAATCAATTTTGTATCCTTGTGGTTTGGTACCTGTTTTAAAGAATTTTAATCTTCCGTTATATGACTCACTCATTTGTTGTAATTTATTTGCGATTGCGTCAATTTCAATAACATGTAAAGTATAACCTTCATTTAGTAAATCAACACACAATTGAAATTGTTGAGACTCTTCAATAATATCAGTACCTTTTTTATATGTAATATAGTCCATTACAAATGGTAACGTTTTATCAGGGTTCTTTTGAATATAGTAGTTCTTAATAAAATTCGCATGTTCTTTATTGAAGTTATCTACGGTCAATGGTAAATTTAATTCCATTCCAAGATTGTTCGCAAAATGACCTAAGGCTCTGTTGTCTCTTGGTAAACAAGGACCACCAAAACCAAACCCATATTTTAAGTATTTTTTACCAACTCTTGAGTCTCCTCCAATAGCGCTTAACACCATATCAATTTCATCTTGAATACCAGCTTTAATCATTATTTCCCCCATCATGTTAGCATAACTAATTTTTGTGGTTAAGAAACAATTTACGCCTATTTTTGTTATTTCTGCAGCCTTTGTAGACATAACATAAGCATTTACTGGAGTTGTTTGAATTTTATTGTAAATTTTAATCAATTCATTTGATAGTTCAGTATATTCGGTACCAATTAAAACAATATCAGACTGTTCTATACCTTTTACAATTTCACCTTGAGCAATAAATTCAGGGTTATACGCAACTTGAATGTTGAACATGTTTAACCTTGTTTGAATTTGTTCTACATCACCAGGGTTAGTTGTACAACCCACAATAAATTTCTTGTCATATAATGGAATGTTTAATGACGATGCGGTGTAAAAATCACCAACAACATCAAACACTTTTGTTGTATCGTAATTACCATCTATTGTTGATGGTGTTGCAACAAATGTAAAAATAATGTCTGAATTTTCAATAATATCAATATTACTTGTTGTTGCACTAAAATTTTTAACATCAAACAACATTGATTGAATCAATGGTTCGTTTGTTAAACAAATTTTTTGGTTTAAGTTAAAGACATAATCTTCTCTAACATCTGATACAATAACATCGTATCCATTTTTTTCACATAATAGAGCAAAGGTTAGACCTAATCTACCCGCCCCAATAATTCCTATTTTCATATAATTTCGTTTTCTTTTAAATCAAAAATTGGTATTGGTACCATTTTATGTTTGTTTTTTTTATTAAAACTTTCATATATTCCTAATATATTAAATTCTTTTTCAGTGTAAACTTCTTTGTGAATACCATATTCCATAACCCATTCTAATTCTTCATAAGTTGCCCCAATTTGTTCTTCGTCATTTCTATCGTCATCCCATAAACCGTCTGTTGGTGTTGCATCAATAATTTCTTGTGGTATACCTAAGTAACGAGCAAGTTCTCTAACTTCTGTTTTATATAAATCAGCGATAGGTGAAATATCAACACCACCGTCACCATACTTAGTAAAAAAACCAACACCAAAATCCTCAACTTTGTTACCTGTCCCAACAACAATACCATTTACTACCGTTGCTATGTGGTATAATGTCATCATTCTTAATCTTGATTTACTATTAGCATTTGCCAATTGAGATACAAAAGTATTAGATATTAGGGTTTCAAATGATTTAAATGTTTCTGTCAATTCAATTTCAGTTGTTGTAACATTTAAATTTGATAAAAAATCTAATTGTAATTGTGATAATTTTGTATTTACAGGTTTTGAATTTAATGGCATACCTACTGCAATAGTTTGGATACCTGTTCTTGAACATAAAGTTGATACAACGGCAGAATCAATTCCGCCTGATACACCAATTACTAAAGTTTCAATATTGTTTTTGTTAACATAGTCTACAATCCAATTTTGGATTTGTTCTGATAATTTTTTGTAGTCAAGTATTCTATTCATTATAATAATTTTAAATATTCGTCTTTTATTTGTTGTGCCACTTTTAAAGTGTGGTATTTTTCAATATCTGATGGGGGATTAAACTTTTCTTTAGATAAAATAAAACCATTTGAATCTACTTTATAAATCCAACTTGGTTTTCCACACATCCATCCTTCAATTGTTGTTCTACCTAATTGAATTCCAGCAGTTTCAAAAGATTTTGTAATGTAACTTTCAATATTCCATGTTGATGGGAAATGTTTAACATGAGATTCTAATAAAATATTTTCTAAATAATTTCCGTTGTTTTCTCCAACTAACCATAATTCTTTACCAATTTCTCTGGTATATTCAATTAAATCCAATATTGAATCTTTTCTTAGATAATCAATTGTACCAACAAATAATACGTAATTTTCTGAAGGTATATTTTTTGGTTTAAATTTTTCATTATCAATTGGATTATATATAACCTCAATCATACTTTTAGGAATATCAAAATTTTCAATTAAATGAGTTTCAATCTCAGGTCTAATTGCTATAAATTTTTTAATTGTGTCGTTCATGATTGGGTTTTCCAATTCTTTAGACATTACTTCAGAATGAATAGTACAAATCTTATCTAATTCAGGATACATGTTTAATATTCTTTCTGCTACAGGTTTGTGTTGAATGTGAACAATATCGTAATCAACTTCTGATGTTTTATAAAGTGCGTTAGGGGTTGATACTTGTTCTCCGTTTGGAGTTTGGAAAGACCACTGACCGTCACCAAGTTTAAATCCTGGAGCATTTTCAAATGAAACACATTTAATTCCTAATTTTTTTGCCATTTCAGTTAATGGACCACCAATTTGTGATAGGACTGTCACACTACAATTTAGTTTTGTTAAACTTTTTGCAAGTTCGTAAACATATAATTCAGAACCAGTAAATCCTCTAAAAAATAAACATGAGATTAATACTTTTAATCGTCTACTTGGGTCAAAAGGAACTTTGTTTGGTAAATTCTTACCGTACTTTTGAACAAAAAATTCTTTATTTGATTCCCATTGTTCATTGGTTTGACCTATAGATTTATGAGTTATTCTAATATTGGTAATAACACCAACTTTGACACCCTCTAAATGATTTCTAAAACAAAATGCAATGTCATAAAAGTGAAATCCTTTAAATTCTTCATCAAAAGTTTGTTTAATTTTTGATTTGCTTAACGCAATAAAAAGACCATCAACAATAACTGATTGTCTAATTGATTTACCAAAATCTTCAGAATATTTTGATGTCCATTTTTTTCCACCACTTTCGTGATTAACAATTCCAATCATATTTTTTTTACGATTAGTTTCCCACCATCTACCAGTTTCAGACATATGTGTGGTTCCAGCAACACCTAAAATACCATAATCACTGCTTTCAAAGTGAGTCTTTAATTTGTAATACCAACTTGTCGTATCAAAGTAAATGTCGTCATGGCACAATACAACTATGTCAGTTTTTGCCTCGTCAAGTATTTCATTATAAACTTGAGAAAGGGATTTCTCCCCATTATTAATTTTTTCTATAACCTCAATTTTTTTAAATCCTGAACTTTTTTTCAAGTATTCAATAAATTTTGGATTATGTTCTCTTGTTGAGTATCCTATTGTTATCATTTAAAAACTTCTATTTTGTGTTCTTTTTTTATTAATTCACTCCATCTACCATCATAACGAGTTGCTCTTACAATATGATTATCAATCCAATGGTAATTACCTCCTCTTGGTTTGTTAAACAAGATATTATGGTATTTAAATCCATGTTCATCTAACCATTGTTTAGTTACTATTTCATGTTCATCAGTTCTTGATGTAAAGAAAGTCACAATATGACCATCATTATACCAAGTATTAATCATCTCAGCCGAACCGTCATATGGTTCTGATGTTTCCATTCTCCAAGGTTCTTCGTTTGGAATGTCGTCGGTAATTGTACCATCTATGTCAATTAAATAATTTTTGACACCATCGGATAATTTAGGACTAATATTGTTTTCCATTATATTCCTGTACTCCCAAAACCGTTATTTCCTCTATCCTTATCTTCAACCTTTTCAACAGTTTCAATCATAACAAATTTACCTTGAACTACAGGACACAAAACACCTTGACCTACTTTCATCCCTTTTGGGATTGTTACTGTTGTGTTGTTGGTGTTAAATACAATAACTTGTATTTCACCTGTATATCCTTGGTCTACAGTCCCTGGTGTATTAAGAACTGTTAATCCTTGTTTAATCGCCAACCCACTTTTAGGTCTAACTTGTATTTCATATCCTTCTTCAAAAGAAACTTTTAATCCTGTTGGGACTAACGCTCTACCAAATGGACCAATAATAACTTCTTCAGTTGCATGTAAATCAAATCCTGAATCAGAAGGATATGCGTATTTTGGAAGAACCGCATTTTCATGAGTTAACTCAACTTTAATTGTTCTTAATTTAGCGATATTGTTAATTTCGGTTTCCATTTCATGAAATGAAAGTCCTAACATTTCTTCTATTTCTTTTTGATAGTCATCATCGGGTTCAATACCCATTTCAGATTGAATTTTTTTAAATTGTTTTTCAATCTCTTCTCTAATTTTTGGGTCAAAATGACCAAGTTGTTTTAAATCCATTATTTTAATTCGTTTAATTTTTTAATTACATCAATTAAGACTTCAACGTCTTTTTCACAATATTTTACAATACCATCAATATCTTTTTTTATCCAAAAGGCTTCGTGAACTTTATTACCTGTAATCTCCATTGTTTTAGATGACTCAACACCTAAACAAACACACATAAGTTCTAATGAAGCAATTGAACCATAACCACCGTATTGCCACACTTCTTTGGTGTCTAATGCTTTAATTTCCCATGGTTTTGTATCATGACCTGGTAAAATCTTAGGTGGCATAACACCATTCATAATCATTCTTTTTGCCATCATTGGGATGTCAAATCCTTTTACGTTGTGACCACATAAATAAAACCCAAGTTCACCAACTCTATATAGAAGTTTTTGAACTTCTTGTAATAGTTTTTTTTCATCAGGGTCACTGAATGATTGCATCTTAATATCACCTTTATCTGTTACAAACGCAACGCTAACACATACAATTCTTGCGAATTCAGGAACTAACGCTGCTCTATTAACAAACATATCACCAACAGGTTTGTCTGCATCTTCAGGAAATCTTTTTTGAAACCAATCATGGTAGTTTTGAAATTGGAATGCTAATTCAGGTCTGTTTTCCTCAAGAGACTTCCAATCAGGTTGAATACCTACAGTTTCAATGTCTAAGAATAATAATTTAGTAATTGGTATGTTTATCATTTGATTATTGATTTATAAAATTCTGCTCTATCTTTTGTTACGTTATTTAAATCATATTTGTCTTTAACGGTTTCGTACAATCTTTCACCCATATCTTTTGCCATGTTTGGATTTTTAACCAATTTTTCAATGTATTTAGACCAATCAGAGTGATTTCTTCTTTCTTCTACTAACATGGCGTTTCCATCAACAAACTCACCATTTTTTAAACAATGTTTTAAATCAATAGTGTAAGGACCAATGTTTGATGCAATGACAGCTTTTTTATAGAAACCAGCTTCAATCACTTTTAATTGAGATTTTACTCTATTAAACATAGTGTCTTTAATTGGTGCCAAAGATACATCAAATTTTGAATAATTCTTAGCATAAGATGTAACAGGTTTTGTCCACACTCTTAAATAAGGTTCATTCATTTCATTTGGATATGACTCTTGAGTGTAATTTAATAAGAATTTTTTATAATCTTCAGAAACAGTTGTTAAGTTTTTTGTAAATATTTTTTCGTATTGAGCCCAAACAGTTTCATGTGGTAGAATGTTTCTTTTCTTATGCTCACCTGTTTGTTGATTAATTTCGGTAACAGAACCTCTTGTGTCAAAACCACATAGTACAAACTGTAATTTATCGTTATGTTGACCCAATCTTCCAAAATCTAATAATTGTAGGTCATGTAAGTGAGAAGAACCGCCTAACCATCCAACTCTTAATCGGTCTGATTCAGGTGTTGGTTCTTTAAATTGTGGTTCATTAGGATTAATTGCGTTAGGAAATACAATAACATTTTTGTTTAACTTTTTAATTTCATCTGCAAATATTGTTGTTGTAGTTGTAACATATTTGGAAACCTTAAGGTTTGCCATAATTTTTTCGTTAATCTTGTTAACTCTAATAATATCATGGATTGGGTGTTCTTTACCTGGCATCCAATAATCGTCAATATCACAAATTGTGATAACACCCATTTCATTTAATTTTTGGATTAAATCGTGAGCTCTTTCAAAATCAGAACCAATACTTCTATGGAATGCAACTATTTGATATTCTTTCCAAAAGTTCATATCATCATATGATGGTTCATAGATAATATCTACGTGGAAATCGTCACCGTAAAGATTTTGTAAAAAGACGTGAGGGTCGACAGACCTAAATTTACCCACACCAGTTCTATCAGAGGGGACTACTAATACTTTGATTTTTGACATAATAAATTAATATATTTTTTAAAAATATAGTAATTCACGACTAATAAATAAAGCGGTTAGGATAATTTTTTAATTTTGGTGACTTTACCCTCAAAGATGTGTTTGCCAACTTTGAAACTAAAAACTTCGTTTGATTTTTCAGAACTTTCGGTTATTAAACCATTTTCATATAATGCATCGTTAACTGCCTCATTAATCATTTTTTTGATTAATTTATAGTCAATACCGTTAGATTGTTGTGGTGTTGCAACTGGTGATTGTTTTGGTTTTGCAGATTCTGGAATGTATCCTTCTTTATTTACATTCATTAATCTTGTTGCCCTTTCAATTACATCGTTAGATATTGTGGTTGGCTGTTGTTGAGGTTGTCCAATTGGGTGTTCCATCATCAATCTTTTAATCTCATCAGGTAATTTAGAGTTTTTAATAGCGTCTACCGTTGGAACTCCAACTGGCTTGGTGTTTTCTCTTGGTATATTTGAAAGGTAAGGTTGTTGTGTTTGTTCTGATTCCTGTAAAAATTCTGCAGGAATATTGTATTTTGCCGTTGGCATATTAAATGATTCTGGAGAATTCATTTGTTGTAATGATGTTGGAGGTAATCCTCCATTCATAGAATTACTATTTTTAATTCCGTCCGCTTTATCCATAATTGCTTTTGATAAAGCTAATTTTTCCATTAAATTGCTCATATTATGTTATATTTTCTTCTTCAGGTGTTTGAGGTTGAGTTGGTGGTGTTTGAGTTGGTGGTGTTTGAGGGTTATTATCAAACTTAGCATTTATTATAACACTGACCATACTTTTATCACCGTTAAAATTATAACCTGGTTTAGGTTCATTGTAAACCTCACCTGTAGGTTTGTTTGATAGTATTTTATCTAATCTAAAAAGTCTCCATCCAGGTAATGGTTGTTCACCTTTATACCCTGTATGTGACGCTCCTTCACTATCCCACGCCCTTAAAACTTTATTACCTGCCTTACTAACTCCTAAGCACACAGGTTCAATTTGACGTATACCTCTACCACCTGGTTCATCACCATCATAGTAAATAATAACAACCTTTCTTCCTTTAATAGCATCAATAATACTATCTAAAGAAGCGATTTCACAAATTAAACCTTTTAATGCTCCTTGAAGTTTCATTAGAAATTAGGATATACTTTTGACGAGTTAAATTTATTAATTTTTATTTCACTTTTTCTTTCAACAACGTCTTCAATTGTTCCTGCAGCCGCGTTATAGACATCTAAGAATGAACCAGTTCCTCTACCTAAAGAGTCTCCATCCGCAACGGCATCTTTATTAACTACGGAATATTCGTTGCCGATTTTATTATAATCGTTCTTTGGGATTAATTTAGTTCTTTCTTGGTCTGCAACCGCAGTAAGTGTGTTTGGTACGTTTTGAGATAAGTCTACATTAATTTGAGTAGGCATAGTTTTATATTTTTGATATTAGTTCGTTTATTCTCTTAACACTTTCATTAACCGATGGATTATACTTATCCACTGTTTTTGAATGTTCTTGAGATGTTCTTACATTTGTAAAATCTTTTTTTTCGTGAGGGTCAATAAATTGGTTCATCATACCCGCATTCATTTTATTTGTTTTGGTATTTTTAACATAATCCCTCATTTTTCTTAATTCATCGTTAACCCAATTTTTAATTTCAACACCACCATTTAAAATAAATGACGGTTCTTTTTGGTTTCCTATAAACGAATCAAAAAAGTTTTTAATTCTTTTTAATTGTTTATATGTGATGAATTTTTGAGATTGTAATTCTTTGTTTCTATTATAACCTTCAGTATTCTCATCCGCATTTTTAACCATATGAAAACATTTTTTCATATGTTCCCTTTTATCGGACGGGAATTCTATTTCGTTATCGTATAAACCTTTATTCACCTTTTTTTATGAGTTTAATTAAATCTTCTTTTGAATAACCATTTTTTTCAACATGATTTAAAAGAGACTTTAAATTTTTTCTAATTAATAATGGTAATTCATCAATGCTTTTACCCATTTCTTTTTTACCAACTTCAGAATTATCTGAATTTTTTTTATTCATTAAAATATCTTCTACAACTTTAATCATCTTTTGTTTTTGAATTTCAGATAGAGTTGCTCTTGTTACAAAGTTTTTATCTTTATAGTATTTTGATTTTTTATCTTTATTGCCTGTTGGGTCTTGACCTTTTTGTTTTGTTCTTTCTTTTGCCTCGTCAGGTTCCATTCCCATCTTTTTAACTAAATATTTGTAAGTTTCAGCTCCGTCCATATCTTCAGTCTCTTCATAACCAAAAGCTCCAGACATATCAATCTCACTTACTTCTTCAACTGACTCACCATAGTATGTTCTATAACCACGAGAAATAGGGTCATTTGTAATTCTTGCCGCCGCAACAGTTTGGTCCATGGTTTTCTTTGGGTGAAGTTTTGGGTCAAGAATTGGAATTTTAGAGTTGGATAATGCTCCATCTAAATTGACTAATTCTTCCAAATCCTTCTTAAGACCTTTAGTTGTTTTAATTTTTTTCTCTTTGGCAACTTTCTTAAGATGGTTTTTAACTTTTGTACCCTTACTTTTTTCAAAGTGAATTACCTCATCTTTTTCACGAGCTTCTGTCAAATTTCCCTCTACAGAGAAATATAATGAGTATTTATCACCCTTATCTCTTAAAAGAAAATAGTATGGTGATGAATAAAATTCTGTATCTGTTGTAATCATCTCTTATTTTTATAATATAAATACTAGCTCACAAGGTATTTATCATTGTAATATGGCATATCAAAACATTAATCAATATAATTTTAGAAGATTTGGTCTAAAACCTTTAAATGAAGTGACTGACTTATGTTTGGCTTCAGATGAAAAGGATTATGACCAAGAGGTAATCTTTTCACCACTGTTAATAGGTGAAAACGATGGAAATAGAATGCCATTTAAATTTGATTTTAATAGTAGTGGTACCACATTATGTCAAGTTTCACCTTGTGTTTTTAGTGCGGATACTATTGTATCGGAAAATTATTGGAACCCAACTGATACTGACCCAAATTTTTGTCCTATAGTTACTAACTTATGTGATGTTGGTCTGACAGGTATTGATAACGGACTTGTTCAAAACATGTCGGGAGAAACCATAGAAATAACCACAGGGTTATACACAAATATTACAGATAAGTTTAGTAGATACAAGTATGATAGGAGAATGAAGCTTCACCCTATCACAGGTTTTACTACAACTCAAAATAGATTATGGAATGATAACTCATACACTTATGATTTGTCATACACAAATGTTGGTGGCGATATTGGATATGTTGCAAACCTACAAGGTGGGTTTTACCAAGGATTTTATAAGATTGCAGGATATGATTATCAAGTTTTCCCTGAAAGAGTTAGTTTAGGTTGGACAACTGAATTCATGTTAAAATACAGATGGACTGGTGATACTTCAGTTGGTCTAAATGCAAGGTACCCTAATAATAAAGGAACATTCTTTTATATGGGGGCAAGAGCCGAAAACAAATTTTACCATTATGCGGATGGTAGTCCAATTCAAGATACTGGTTATACAAGAGTTACATCAGGTTTAACTTGTATGCACACTTGTGGTTGTGCAAGTAGTGCCAACACATCTTCAGAATGTCTTCAAATCTACCAACCATCAGGAGGAACAATAACAACATGTACTTGTGGATGTGCGTGTGATTGTACAACCAAGGCACAATACCCTGAAAAAGACCCATTGTATGATGAAGTTTCAAACGCTCTATCATTAAGATTAAGTGGTGATACGGGTAGTCCAAGATTATGTGTTAAGACATATAGAATAACTGGCGGATGTGAAAGTACTGGAACTTGTTTAACAGGTATAACTTATGTTACAGGTACTTCGGTAACTGAATGGTGTTCAACAAGAGGTATCTTTGATGATTGTTCTGGTACAACTTATCCAAATGTAGAACATTGGGTTCAAATTGATGCCGTATTCCAAAGATATGAATGGTTAGATACTTGCGACCTATATGATAAAGGTGGATTAGGTCTGCTTGTTAAAGATGTATATTTTGCAACAATTGAAGGTCGAAGTGTTAGTTTAATTGAACCTCCCATTACGAGGGAAACTCCTTATGACCCACCTTCAACTGAAGTTGTGACATTCACAGATATGTGGACCGAAGAACAAAAATATAGATTAGGAACACTTAAGTTTTATGTGAATGGAAAGTTATTCATGGTTGTTGAAAACTTTGAAGAAATCATTCCAAGATTATTGAATACTCCAAAAGAAAAACAAATTGGTGTTGGATATAACATTTCAATTGGTGGTGGTACTCAAGGTCTTCACGATAACTTAACATTCTCAGGTGGATGTCCAGTTGATTTAAGTGGATTACAATATCAACAAGACCCTGAATGTTTAACAACTTATGATTTAGACAATACAATTTATTCAGGGTTAACTACTCAAATTAGATTAGAAGAATTGTTTGGTGGTAGTATGATTGGTGATATTAGTGCGTTTAGAATGTATACCGAACCATTAAACGCCGCTCAGATTAAACATAATTTTAAAATATTAAAAAACACTTACAATTTATTAAACCCTGATTGTCTTAATTGTAGAATTGTTATACCATCAAACGATTTGTATTATATAACAATACCTGATAATGATTTGTCGTACATTAGTATACCCGCAAATGATTTGTATTATGAAACACTATAAAATATGAACATAACAGATTGTAATTATTTTAGAATAACAAATTATAATAATGTCCAAGAAGGATATTATAGTTGGACTGGTTGTACTGATATAATTGGTGTTAACCCTGTTGACCCACTTCAGACAAGTTATTTTTGTGCTAAAGACATTTCTGTTGAAGAATATGGCGCACCGCTTGATGTGGTCTTTATTGGTTTATGTCCGTCAAATACTCCAACACCAACATTAACTCCAACCCCAACACAAACTTCTGTAACTCCAACACCTACACCAACACCTGTTACACCAACCCAAACGCCAACCCCAAGTGCAACGCCAACTGTTATTTATATGTATAATTTATGGTCAGGTGGATATTATCAAAATGCTTGTGAAGCTGCGGGTATGTTTGCAAATCCTGCTAACGTAACAATCTATACAACAAAACCATATAATCTTTTAGTTCCTGGTGATAATGTATTTGGTAATTCAACATTATCAATACCACCTGTAAACGCTAATTTTACAATTTCAAATGGTAATAGATTTATTCAAATAAGCGGAACGTTAGTAATTAATGCTGGAGTGTGTTAATTTAAAATAATTAAGTATTTATTGATATGTCAATTGGAGTAAGAATTTTAAGTAATAATTTAAGTGGTCAGACCACAAATGTTACGTATTTCCCAGACACGGGAGGTACGATTGATTTGGGGGCACAAGTATTCCCATTTAATTATATATCAAGTTACTATTATGGTAACTACGATTGTTATGTTCCAACTTATGGATACAACTACATTGTTAATGTACCAGGACCAACACCCACACCTACACCCACAACAACCCCAACAGGTATTACACCAACAGTTACTTCAACTCCAACAAATACTCCTACTCCAACATTAACCCAAACTCCAACTAATACTCCAACATTAACCCAAACTCCAACCAATACGCCAACACCAACTATAACTCCAACAATAACTCAAACACCAACCATAACTTCAACAAATACTCCAACGCCAACTATAACACCAACAATAACCCAAACATCATTTAATAATTTTGCGGCGTTTTCAGGAGTAACACCAAACGAAGCTTGTGTTAGTGGTGTCGCGGTAACATTATATGCTGCGGATAGTGTGTTTGAACAAAACAGTCAATTTTATAATAATCCAAATGGTACTGTGTCTATTAATATGTCAGGTTTCTATAGTTATGGTGGAGATGTTGTTCAATTAACTTCAGGTGGTACTGAAACAGGTGGATTTGGTTTATGTAGTAATTTACCATCTCCAACTCCAACGCCTACTCAAACACCAACTCTAACGCCTACTCAAACACCAACTGAAACGCCTACTCAAACACCAACTAGCAGTAAAACACCTACACCGACACCAACAAATACTGAAACACCAACTAATACTCCAACAAATACTGAAACGCCAACTAACACTCCAACATTAACGCCAACTAACAGTGAAACACCAACTAACACTCCAACACCAACTTTAACTCCAACACCAACAAATCCTTTCTGTAAACGATATACATTCTTTGGTGGAACTGGCGTTGACAATACAGTTTTTGTGGGTAAAGATTGTGGTGGATTTGATTATCTTATATCTTTACAACCTTTTGATAGTGAAACATCATGTGTTTCAACATATGAAATAGTTAGTGGTAATGGTTCTGCGACATATATAAATGGTTGTTAATAAAAATAATTTAAAATTTATAGATAATAATAAACAATATTGTAGTATTTATATTTAAATAGAAATTAAGATGGCATGTAGCAAATATACTTTAACAAATACGGGTACAACCGCAGTGAACTTCAACTATAGAAGATGCGATGACTCTATGTGGGAATATCAAGTAAATCTTGACCCAAATCAAACTAAAAATATTTGGTTAATTGACGGAACCTATGATGCTGCTCAAATTTTTGAGGCGAGCATTATTTTGGTTAATAACGGAGTATATCCGTTAACTCCAACACCAACAAGAACTCCAACTCAAACTCCAACACCAACCTCAAGTGTAACTCCAACACCAAGTATAACACCGACAAATACGGTTACTCCGACAAATACGGTTACTCCGACAAATACGGTTACTCCGACACCAACTCAAACACCAACTCAAACTCAGACCCCAACTCAAACTCAGACCCCAACTCAAACTCAGACCCCAACAAATAGTCAAACTCCAACTAATACTCCAACACCAACTATTACTCCAACAAATGCCTATGATTCGTTTTTTGTAGCGTCAGGTTCAACTGCTAATAATGCATGTAATGGTGTAGGTGGTTCAGGAACTATTTATGCGGAAATTTCAACGTTTGACCAAAACAATCAATTCTATAATAATTCAAATGGTACTGTTTCAGGTAGTATGTTAGGATTCTATAGCTTTGGTGGACAAGTTGTTCAATTAACATCTGGTGGTACTGAAACAGGTGGATTTAGTTTATGTTCTGTAGTTCCTACACCAACACAAACACCAACAACAACTCAAACACCGACACCAACACAAACAAATACACCAACACAAACAAGTACACCAACAACAACACCAACACCGACTCAATCGTTCTTTGCAACCTATAGTTTAGGTACAGGCTCAACAGCAAATGATGCTTGTTTAGCAACACCTCAAACAATTTACGGAGCGTATGTTGACAGACCACAACCAAACCTTGGTGAAATTTTATATACCAATAATATCCTAACAATTACAGCACCAAATGGTTATTATTCTAATGGAACCGCATGGTGGCAAATTACGGGAGGTTCTGGTGAAGTCACCGCAACTGACCCTAATGGATGTATTTAAAAATTTACTACAAATATATTTTAGAAAACCCTTCACCTTCGTGGAGGGTTTTTTATTTTTATATATAAAATATATTATATATGAAAATATTCGTTCAAATAGCATCTTACAGAGACCCACAACTGGTTCCAACAATTAAAGACATGTTGGCAAATGCCAAAAAACCAAATAACATAGTTATTGGTATTGCAAGACAATATAGTCCTGAAGACGGGTTTGATAATTTAGATGAATACAAAGATGACAAAAGATTTAGAATTTTAGATATTCCTTATCAAGACGCTAAAGGTGTATGTTGGGCAAGACACCAAGTTCAACAACTTTATAAAGGTGAAACATATACACTACAAATTGATTCTCACATGAGATTTGTTAAGGATTGGGATGATATCCTTATCAAAATGATAAAGGGGTTACAGAAGGACGGGTATAAGAAACCTTTACTTACGGGTTACGTTCCTTCTTTTGACCCCGAAAATGAACCAGCAGGAAGAGCACAAGAGGCTTGGAGAATGGCGTTTGACCGTTTTATCCCTGAAGGTGCAGTATTCTTCTTACCTGAAACAATTCCAGGTTGGAAAGAATTAAAAAAACCTGTAACCGCAAGATTCTACTCGGCTCACTTCTGTTTTACATTAGGACAATTTTCAACTGAAGTTCAACACAACCCTGAATATTATTTCCACGGAGAAGAGATTTCAATCGCAGCAAGAGCTTACACTTGGGGTTATGATTTATTCCATACACACATTCCTGTTGTTTACCATGAATACACTCGTAAGGGTAGAACAAAACAATGGGATGATGACAAAACTTGGGGACAAAAGAATAGTCACTCACATTTAACAAATAGAAAATTGTTTGGTATGGATGGTGAAACTCAAGAAGGTCATGATGGTCCTTATGGTTTTGGTCCTGTTAGAACTTTAACTGAGTATGAAAAATATGCGGGTATTCTTTTTTCAAAAAGAGCGATTGACAAATATACTTTAGATAAAAATTATCCACCAAACCCATATACTTTTGAAACAGAACAAGAGTGGAAAGATAGTTTCTGTATGATGTTCAAACATTGTATTGATATTGGATATTCTCAAGTAACTGAAACTGATTACGATTTTTGGGTTGTTGCATTCCACGGTAAAGACGACAAAACTTTATTCCGTAAAGATGCCGATAAAAACGAAATTGCAGGTTTTATGAGAGACCCTGACAAATATTGTAAAGTATGGAGAGAATTTCAAACTGACGAATTACCAACACATTGGGTTGTTTGGCCTCACTCAGAATCAAAAGGATGGTGTGATAGAATCACGGGTCAATTAACACATAATACCGTGAGTTAATGATATTAATTTCACATAGGGGAAATTTAAACGGTCCTAATGAGGTCAGAGAAAACTCACCATATTATATTATGGAAGCGATTGCTGAAGGATATGATGTTGAAGTTGACTTATGGTGGGTTAATGGTAGAGTTTATTTGGGGCACGATGAGCCACAATATGAAGTTAGTGATGAGTGGTTAGGTGAACGAATTGATAAATTATGGGTTCATTGTAAAAATGTTGAATCTTTAAATTGGATTAGAAGTACCTCATTAAATTATTTTTGGCACGAACAAGATACACTAACATTAACATCTAAAAATTATATGTGGGTGTATCCTGGTAAACAACCGATAACTGGAAGTATTGCAGTTATGCCCGAAATACATAATGACGACATTTCAAAATGTTTGGGTGTTTGCTCAGACTTTATAAAAAGATATGATGATTAAAACAATAATATTTGATTTAGATGGTGTATTGGTTGATGCCAAAGAAATTCATTACGAATCTTTAAATAAAGCGTTAAGGGATTATTCTATCACTTGGGATGAACATTTATCAATTTATGATGGTTTAAAAACCAATCAAAAATTAGATATGTTACATGAACGAAAAGGTTTACCTAAAGAAAAATTTAAAGAGATTTGGGACAATAAACAAACCTATACATTACAATCATTAAGAAATTTAAAATACAACCCCGATTTGGTAACAACAATGACTATGTTGGTTAATGAAGGGTATAAATTAGCAGTATGTTCTAATAGTATTAGAAAAACTGTTTTAACCGTTTTGAGTAAGCTGGGTATTATTGAGTTTTTTGATTTAATACTTTCTAATGAAGATGTAAAAAATTCAAAGCCACATCCTGAAATTTATTGGAAAGCAATATCTATGGTAGGGTGTTTACCTGAAGAAACATTAATTATTGAGGACTCTCCTTACGGTTTATTAGCGGCATCAAGAAGTAAGTCACATGTTTTTAGAGTAAAATCACCAATTGAAGTTACTTACATTAACATAACAAAAAAAATATTAGAAATAAAATCAGGACACAATATTATGACACCAAAATGGGAAGATAATAATTTAAATGTACTAATCCCAATGGCGGGTGCGGGTTCAAGATTTCAACAAGCTGGTTACACATTTCCAAAACCTCTTATTGAAGTTCATAATAAACCAATGATTCAAGTGGTTGTTGATAATCTAAACATAAATGCAAATTACATTTATGTTGTTCAAAAATCACATCGTGAAAAATATAATTTAGATACACTCTTAAATTTAATAACCCCAAATTGTAAAATTGTTGAGGTTGATGGTATTACAGAAGGTGCTGCGTGTACCGCATTATTGGCTAAAGAATACATTAACAATAACTCACCTTTGTTTTTTGCAAACTCAGACCAGTTTGTTGAATGGGATTCAAATGAATTTATGTATAAAATGAATGAGACTGATGCGGATGGTGGTATTGTAACTTTTAAAGCGACTCACCCTAAATGGTCTTTTGCAAAAGTAGATGACAATGGATACGTTAGTGAAGTTGCTGAAAAAAATCCAATTTCAGATAACGCAACAGTTGGTTTTTATTATTGGAAACATGGTTTAGATTTTGTAAAATATGCCGAACAAATGATTCAAAAAAATGTTAGAGTCAATAATGAATTTTATGTATGCCCTGTTTTCAATCAAGCGGTAGAAGACAATAAAAAAATAAGAGTTTACGAAGTTAATAATATGTGGGGTTTAGGTACTCCAGAAGACTTAAACTTTTATTTAGAAAATAAAAAATAAATATGAAAGACATATCATTTGTAGTTTTCACCAATGAAAACTATTTCAACTTATTGTATCTAACACTACCATATACAATAGAGAACACAAAACATTTAAACAAGATAATTAATATTGTTTCAAATAAAATACCTCAACATGAAAAATTTGAGGGGGTAAATTATATTGATTCAAATGTTAATTTTTCAGGTGATGGTTCACATTTTAGAGATAGTTTATTATTCGCATTAAATCAAATACCTGAAGATTATATATTATTCTTGTGTGATGATTATTTAATTAAATCACCAATAAATAAAAATAGATTTGATAATATTATTAATATTTTAGATAAAATTAATGGTGATTATTTGGCATTGGGTACACAAAAACACATTGAAAATTTTGTGGTTAATTGGGAAAAACCAAACATAACATTATCGGAATATGGGTTTCCTGATGGATGTTTTTATAAATTTGATGTGACCGCAAGACATATGTATTCAGTACAACCATGTGTTTGGAAAAAATCTTCTTTAATAGAATTATTAACCAACAACCCATCGCTTACTTTACATCAATTAGATAATACCAATATCTTAAACAAGAAAGGTGAAAATAGACAATTAAGTGAGTTTTTTAATTTTTCTTTTTACGAAAACAAAGAAAACTTTTTTGATTATGAATTTAATAATTTTTGTTATCATTACCCACCAATCAGTTACCACGTTGATGAAAAACCATTATCTACAGATTTTTTATTAATTGATTATATTGAAATTGTTAGACATGGTAAATTTTTAGATGCTAATGTTAATTCTAAAGATATTCTTAATAACATATTAAATTCAAACGAAAATATAAAAAATAAACTAAAAAAATTTATAAATTAAAACTATGATGCCAGGAAATTGGGGCTATTTAGGTCCAGATGTCAAACAATACTTAACCGAAAACTTTGAACCAACATGTTCTATATTAGACATTGGTTGTGGTCACGGATTCTATATTAAACTATTAGGTGATTACTTCAAAAAATTTGACGCTGTTGAGGTTTGGGAACCTTACATTAAAGAATACAAATTAACCGAAATGTACAATAACGTATTCAACGTTAATATATTAGATTTTGAATTTGAATATTACGACATTATTATTATGGGGGATATTCTTGAACACTTATCAAGGGAAGACGCTAAAAATCTTTTAAATAAATTAAAAGACAAGTGTAGAGAACTAATCGTTGTTGTTCCATATTACTTACCTCAAGATGAAGTTTTTGGTAATAAATATGAAATTCACTTACAACCAGACTTGGATGACTCCATTATGTCAGAACATTATCCAATGTTAGAAATGATTAATCTTAATGGTAAAGAATTAAAAATTCCAATTGATATGGGTACTCACTATTACTATTACTGTGCGTTCAAGAAAAAAACTAATTAATGAATAATAAAATCTTATTTAAATTCAGTTTTGAAAATGGATGGGGAGACACATTTTTAAGTGTGTTTGATATCGTTAATTGTGTCGATTTTTTAAAAAATCAATACCCAAATTTTCAATTCATTTTACTCATAAATGACAAATACAATGTTAAAACTTTAGAGGAAGTATTAAATATTAATTTTTTCACTGAGTTTTTTGACGAATTTAAAATTTTAAATAAAGATAATTTATTTGTGTCCATAAATGGACTTTCAACATATGGCGATATTGAATATAAAAGATTGTATTCAGGTAGAAATAATGACCTATTCAATGACATTAACGGCATTTTTGATGTGTATGTACCAACAAATAACTATGATGAGGTTAAAAATTTAAACATACCATTTATTGATTTTACATTTAACGATAATGACGACAGAGCAAAAGATTTTGACGTATTTAATAAAAATATTGTAAATAATGTTAATAAATTTATTTCCGATAATTTTGAAGGGGATTTTGAATCTATATATTATCGCTCGTTACCCCCGCTGAATTCTGAAAAAATTTTGAATTTTAAAAATAGTTTAGTTGAAACTTTAAATCCAAACAAAAAATATTTTATATGTTCAAATTCTAGTTTTGTGAAAAAAATATTTTCAGAAACTAATTTAGACATTAAAATGTATCGTAATTTAGAGAACCATAACCCAAATCACATATCAACTGGATTTGTTAGGTTTGGACAAACTATTGATGAAGCATTGTATGTTGTTGGAGAATTAATGATATTAAGTAAATGTAAAAACATATACTATTGTGGAGATATGAGTTATACAAGTCTATTTAATTGGTATCCTATAAACATAAAAAAAGTTAAACTAACAAATATTGTAATATGAAAATAATAATAACAACTTTAAGCTTTGGTGAAAATTACACTAAAGATTACACACTACGAATGATTGAAGATGTTTTATCTTTAACTGATATTGAAATGTACATAACTACTGACTGTAGACATTTAATTGAAGAAAAATATGGTAATTCAGATAGAATCAAATATAACGAAATTAAACGCGAAGATTTAAAAGTTTCATTACCTATTGGACCAAACAAAGGTGCCCGTGATTTTAATTTTAACATGAGATATTTGTGTTTAGACCACGTAAAAGATATTGACGATGCAATTATTATTTTTACGGATTGTGATAATTCTTTTGATTGGTGGGATAAAGAGCAGGTTTTAAACTTTGTTAAAACAAGTTTTGAAAATGGTCATGACTATTTTGCGCCAAGAACAGGTCTCAAGTTTAAAAATTTAATATCAAGATACAATACATTTTGTAAGAAAAATCCACATACAGATTCATTAGATTATGATTTATGTACACTTGCTTGGCATAAATTATTTAACTATGATTTGGTAGATGTGAATATTAATCAGGTAGTTGAAGGTGAAAACCATAAATGGGGTGAAGCTTCTTTTCCATCCGAATATCTTATAATTTTCTATAATAATAACGGTAAATTAAATAAGATGGTTGAACAATGGAAATGGTTTTACGATTACTTAAATAATAAGGATTATACATTTGGTACTTGGGCGGAAGGGTTTGAAATTGGTGTTTCAGCATTAACTGCAGGGTTTAAAGATTTAGACATTTCATATTCACATCCTATATGGAGTAAGGTTTTTACACCTAATGGATATAAAACAGGACCTAGAGCGGGTACGGTACACGCAACTGAAAAATAATGAATAAATTAATCATATCATACGAACAAGGGTATAACAATTGGTACGTTAGTGAATTTTATAAATATTTTCACAAACAACTATCAGAAATAACAAATATTCAATTTGAATACATCTCTTTACAAGATTTATCAAAAAAATTTGGTAAAGAATATACTAACCAAACTGGTAGTATTTTTAATTGGTATAACCTTGTAATATACAATCAAACTACAGATAAGTTTTTTGTTCATAGTTGGTATGATTACGCTCCTGAAATATTAAAATATTCAGTTAACAACAATTTTAATGTTGTTAAATTTTCTTGCGTTTCTAATTTAACGGATTCAATAATTGAGGAATATAAAGACAAGATTATTGTACAACCTTCGGTATATTATGTTGAAAATTGGAAAGACATTGAATACATACTTTCAACCGAAAAGTCGTCATTTAAAGATGATAGAATTTATTTTAATGGATTAAATCACGGTATTAGAGAAAATGTTTTAAATTCATTATCAAATAATTCATTTTTTAATATTAGAACAAAAGGTAATCCCGAACACTTTAGACAAAAGAAAGACTATTACGATGAAGTTTCTAAACACAAATTTGGCCTAAGTTTAAATGGTGCTGCAAATATTTGTTATAGAGATTTGGAATTATTTGGTCTTGGGGTAATAAACTTGAGACAACCTCTTAATTCTAAAACATACGAGCCACTTGTAAAAGATATTCATTATGTTGAATTCATAAACGAAGACTTGGTTAATAAAATTTTAATCAAAGAAAACGTTGATACAATTATTAATGATAAAGTTAATGAAATTTTAGAATTTAGTATGACTAACCAATATAATGATATGATTCAGGAATCAAAAAAGTGGTTTAATAATAATTGTCTACCTGAAAATCAATTTAAAACAATCGTTTCTTTTCTTGACGATTTTAATATTTTTTTATAAAACACATATACAATAATTTATGGGAATAACATTAGTAACGGGACTTTGGAATATTAAACGAGATGGGCTCACTCAAGGGTGGTCTCGCTCATTTCAACACTATTTAGATAAATTTGAACAACTTTTAAAAGTTGATAATCCAATGATTATTTTTGGTGATTCTGAATTAGAATCATTTGTATTTGAAAGAAGAAGTCGTGAAAATACTTTATTTGTTAATAGAAGTCAGGAATGGTTTAAAAATGAATTATATGGTAAGATTCAAGAAATAAGAACCAACCCTGAGTGGTTCAATCTTGCGGGATGGTTATCTGAATCAACTCAAGCAAGATTAGAAATGTATAATCCTTTGGTGATGTCAAAAGTTTTTTTATTAAACGACGCTAGAATTATGGACCCGTTTGAATCTGAAATGATGTTTTGGATTGATGCTGGATTAACAAATACGGTACATCCAGGATACTTTACCCATGATAAGGTTTTAGATAATTTATCTAAATATATTTCAAAATTTTCTTTTGTGTGTTTTCCTTATGAGGCAGAAAATGAAATTCATGGATTTGAATTTAACAAATTAAACTCAATTGCGGGAGCAAAGGTTAATAAAGTTGCAAGAGGTGGATTTTTTGGTGGGCCAAAACATACTATTAGCGATATTAATGGAATCTATTATAATTTTTTAAAAAACACATTAGATGAAGGTTATATGGGAACCGAAGAATCAATTTTTAGTATTATGTGTTATACTCATTCGGATTTAATTAATTATTTTGAAATTGAGTCAAACGGATTATTTGGTAAATTCTTTGAGGATTTAAAAAATGATGATTTAAAACCTAAATCTGAAAGTAAAATATCTGTCGTTAACAATTTAGATACAAATAAGGTTGGTTTATATGTGATAACATTTAATAGTCCAAATCAATTTAGAACCTTAATTGATTCTATGATTGCATACGATAAAGATTACATATACAAAACAAAAAAGTTTTTATTAGATAACTCAAGTGACTTAACAACTACCGAGGAATACTCGGTAATTTGTGAAGAGTATGGTTTTGAACACATTAAAAAAGATAATTTAGGTATTTGTGGTGGTCGTCAATGGATTGCAGAACATTTCCAAAATGAAACTGATTTAGATTTTTATTTGTTTTTTGAAGATGATATGTTTTTTTATCCAAACGAAGGAGAAGTGTGTAGGAATGGATTTAATAGATATGTTCCAAACTTATATTCAAAGACATTACAAATTGTTAAAAAAGAAAATTTTGATTTCCTTAAACTTAATTTTAGTGAGTTTTTTGGGGATAACGGAACTCAATGGGCTTGGTATAATGTTCCCCAAAATGTTAGACAAAAATATTGGCCAGGTAAAAATAGATTACCTGAACAAGGTTTAGACCCAAATGCACCAAAAGCTCTATATGATTCAGTTAGAACATATCAAGGTGTACCATATGTAACAGGTGATGTTTATTATTGCAATTGGCCTCAAATCGTAAGTAGAACTGGTAATCAAAAAATGTTCTTAGATACAACATGGGCTCACCCGTTTGAACAAACATGGATGAGTCACATGTATCAGTTAGTTAAAGAAGGTGAATTATATCCTGGGTTATTGCTTATGACACCAACTGAACACGATAGATTTGACCATTATGAAAGAAGTTTAAGAAAAGAGTCATAACAATATATTTATTGTTATGGAATTTTACATAAAACAAAACGCGACTCTTCCTGTATTAAAAATGCAGGTTGTTAAAGATGGTAGAGCAGGGTTTCTACAACTAATGGAAGATTTGGCGGTTTCTACTATTTTTTTCACAATGATAGATGTGGAGACGGGAATTCCTAAAATAGTTTCAGCTCCATGCGGTATTGTACCTTTAATATTACCTGTCGGAGCATCCCCAGAATATTACGTATATTTCCAATTCACCGCAAGGGATACAAACACACCAGGTAGATATCAAGGTCAATTCTTAATTAGGAATGATGAAGGTAATTTAATTCTTCCAATTAGAGAAGAACTATATATTAATATCCAAGAAAGTTTTATTTCAGAAACTGCGTGTTGTTAATTTGATTACTAAGTTTTTTATTTTATATTTGCATTAGAAGGTAAATTTCACGATGGTGTGAAAGCTAATAAACCAACTGTTTAAATTATGATATCAAACGAAGAAATTGAATCGTTCTTACACGGGAATGACCCTGAAGAATTTATAGTCGCAATAGAATACGACTATCGTGAAAACTGCATTTACAAAATTAAAGAGATTCCTGGTAAAGGAAAAGAAATCCGTAAGGATACATTTACCCCATTTGCTTGGGTAGGTGACCTACGTGGTATTAACTTTTACGGTAACTCTAAAGCAGCTCAAAAAGAAGCCATGACCAAACATGGTATAATGATTGACAAATTGGAAACCCATGGTAATGAAAGATTAGAAAATGGTATGACCTTTATGGTTAAATCACTTAAAGGATATAGAGAACTTATCCAATTCTTCAGAGAAGGTGGTTGTGACCCATGGGGTGAAAAAACAAAAGACAAAGTAATGGTTCTACCTCCTGTAGAACAATATTTAATATCCAAAGAAAAAAGATTATTTAAAGGGTTTGAAAACTATCAAGAAGTAACCAGACTTGTATATGACTTAGAGACGACTGCTCTTGAACCAAAAGACGGTCGTATCTTCATGATTGGAATTAAAACAAATAAAGGATATCACCGAGTTATTGAGTGTGTGGATGAGGCAGAAGAAAAGAATGCAATCATTGAATTCTTTAATGTTATTAATGAATTAAAACCAAGTATTATTGGTGGTTATAACTCAGCAAACTTTGACTGGCATTGGATTTTTGAAAGATGTAACATATTAGGAATTGACCCTAAAAAGATTTGTAAATCATTACACCCCCAACATTCGTTCACAAGAAAAGATAGTATGTTAAAACTTGCAAATGAGGTTGAGACATTTACTCAAACTTCAATTTGGGGTTATAACGTAATTGATATTATCCATGCGGTTCGTAGAGCTCAGGCAATTAATTCAAGTATTAAATCTGCGGGTTTGAAATACATTACCCAATATATTAACGCAGAAGCTCCTGACCGTGTTTACATTGACCACTTAGATATTGGACCATTCTATACAAAGAAAGAAGATTTTTGGTTAAATACTAAAAATGGTAACTATAAGAAAGTTGGTGTAGATTCTAAGATTGATGAAATCTGTGAAAAACGTAATGACATTTATACTAAAATTAGTGGTGATAAGTTAGTTGAGATGTATCTTGACGATGACTTAGATGAAACCCTAAAGGTTGACCAAGAGTTCAATCAAGGTTCATTCTTGTTGGCTGCGATGATTCCAACAACATATGAAAGGGTTTCAACGATGGGTACTGCAACATTATGGAAAATGTTGATGTTGGCTTGGTCTTATAAACATGGACTTGCCATCCCCGCGAAACAGGGTAAGACAGACTTCGTAGGAGGTCTCTCACGACTACTTAAGGTTGGTTACTCTAAAGATGTACTTAAGCTTGACTTCTCGTCTCTATACCCCTCTATTCAACTCGTACACGATGTATTTCCTGACTGTGATGTAACAGGGGCAATGAAAGGAATGTTAAAGTGGTTCCGTGATACTCGTATCAGATACAAAGAACTTGCTGAAGAGTTTTATGATACTGACCGTAAAAAATCTGAATCATATGGTAATAAACAATTACCGATTAAAATATTCATTAACTCCATGTTTGGAGCATTGTCTGCCCCACAGGTTTATGCTTGGGGTGACATGTATATGGGAGAACAGATTACTTGTACGGGTAGACAATACCTTCGTCAAATGATTAAATTCTTCATGACAAAAGGTTATGTTCCGTTGGTAATGGATACGGACGGTGTGAACTTTTCAACACCATCTGACGCAAAAGACAGAGTTTATGTTGGTCGTGGTTTGAATTGGAAAGTTAAGTTAGGTAAAGAATACTATGGTCCTGAAGCTGATGTTGCCGAGTATAACGATATCTTCATGAGAGGTGAGATGGCTTTAGATACGGATGGTGTTTGGCCTTCATGTATTAACTTGGCTCGTAAGAATTATGCTGTTATGGACGCTAAAGGTAAAATCAAATTAACGGGTAATAGTATTAAGTCAAAAAAACTTCCACTATATATTGAGACGTTTTTGGATAAAGGAGTTAAAATGTTACTTCAAGGAGACGGTAAAGCGTTTGTAGAATATTATTATGAATACCTACAAATTATTTTTGATAAAAAAATTCCATTAAGTAAGATTGCTCAAAGAGCAAAAGTTAAGTTATCAATGGAAGATTATAAAAAACGTTTAACTGAAAAAACCAAATCAGGTAATAGTATGAGTCGCATGGCACATATGGAATTGGCTATTCAATCAAATTTGAATGTGAGTTTAGGTGATGTTATTTTGTACGTAAACAACGGACTTAAGTCATCTCATGGTGATGTTCAGAAAAAAGGTGATGGTGTCCAAATTAATTGTTATATGTTAGATAAAGATATTTTAGATAACGACCCTAACTTAACTGGTGATTATAATGTTCCAAGAGCAATAACAACATTTAACAAAAGGATTGAGCCGTTATTGGTTTGTTTTAAAGACGAGGTTAGAAACGCTTTGATTGTTAATGACCCAGAACAAAGAGGTATTTTTACAACCGCACAATGTGAGTTAATAAATGGACAACCATTTGATGAGTCAGGTCAAGATAAATTGGAAGATGTATTAACAATTACAGACCTTGAAATGTTGTATTGGGAAAAACGAGGAATAAGTCCTGATTATATGTATGACTTAGCGGAAGAAGGGTGGAAAGAAAAATTAGGAATTCTTGAGACCGTCTGAAGATAAAATATACCAATTACCTGTGCAGAATCTAAATTCAATACAAGCGTATTTGTCGGCAACGATTTCATCGTAGTCCTCATCAATCTTACCTGTGTCAGGTTTGATAATAATTCTTGTCATTGCCTTTACCACAACGTGGTCAGTTGTTTTAGAATCTAAAATAACTGTAGATTCTCCCACGTTTCTTATAATGATACACTCTTCACCATTTGTTCTGTATTCTCTTTCAGATACAATTGAAATTTCTGATGTTTCTAATATTTCCCCGTTGATTAATCTTGTAGATGGGATTGTTCTTATAATTGCCATAATTTTAAATTACATATATTTGACGAGGCATTGCTCTGAACTTCATTTGTTTGTTTAAATTCTCTGCGAGTAAAGCTTCTCGTTCCATAACTTTCTCAGGTCTTAATCTTGTTAACCAACCTTCAGCACCTGTAAGTTCTTCTATTAATTTTGTTTTTTCGTCTTTACCTTCGGTCAACAAACTTGTGTAGTCCATGGTTAATTCTGAATCGGGAACTTTTAAGTTTCCGCTATATTTTCCTCTAACTCTACCTAATGTTTCTTTAACGTAAGCGGTAAACCATCTTCTAACCCATTGTTGTGCAGGTACGTTTAAGTCAGTCCAAGTCATTTCTTCTAATGGAACATCGTTTGGCATCTTAATTACATCAGGATTGTTTTTTAAACAATCGGCTCTACTATCAGGTGTTGTTTCATAATACCAATACCAAACAGCTTTACCAACATATTGACTATAATTTCCCCAATTAAAACGAGCACCAGGTGCATTATAAAGTTGTAAATCTTTTTTACCGTCAGGTAATGCAGTGATTCTGTAAGTTAAAGAACCTCCAAGAATTCTATTTAAGATGTTAGATTCTTGCATTCTTATCAGATAATCAAACCCTGACATCATATAATAAGAACCTTGATATCCCATTTGAGCGAATCCCGCTTCATTAGCCCCAAGTCCAGCCCCACCAAATCCACCAATACCACCCATACCAAATGCGGTAATAGGTTGATTACTGAACCACAATACTTCGTTAATTTCACGACCAGCAGGAATTTCGTAGTTTTGTTTGTTCTGTTCAAGAATAATATAATCTTTCTTTAACACCCAAGGACCTTCAGCCTGAAGACCAACAATTTTAGAATATGAATATGAGAATTGTTGTTCAAAATCCATTGTTCTTGTAATCAATGCGTTTGCCACAGACTTTTCAGTCATGTTTAAGTTAACTAAGTTAACCCATTGGCTATCAATTAACCAATTTAGAATGTATTGTTCATAATCTTGAATAGAAAGCTCCATTAAAGAATCCATCATTTCATCTTCAATCTCAACACTTCTAATTGGTGCCCCCAACAAGTGTTTAACTCTTGTATAAATTTTTGACCTTTCTGGTTCTGGAATAACTGCCATATCTAATAAATATCAATTAGTTTATTATTGTATATTATACATTAGTGAATCAATAGGAAAAACAAAATTACCTCTAACAATTTTAGGTTTCTTATTAAATATTAAAACATTCTTACTTTTTTGAAAAATCATTAGGTCGGTTTTATAAATCTTAACACTTGCGGTACCTTCTAAAGTAATTCCATCTTCACCCATAACCATTTGTCTGAATGGTTTAATTTGACCAGTTAAAACTTCACCATCTTTTGTAATTTCTAAATCAACACCTTGTATTGCGTCTCTTTTACTACCTAATTCACCAACAACTTCAACTTTAACATCTTTACCAAAATGTCTTTTAAGGATTGATGCCGTAATTTCTTCTCTTTTTGAACCAGCATTATTTTTATCAGTTAAGGTTCTTAATAAGTTGTGAAGGGTTGCACTATCCTTATCAAAGATTCTATATTTGAAGTGGTCAATCGCTTTAATAAATCTTTCAACCTCTTTTTTTTGTTCCATAGGTTTTTTATCCATGAAACTAATTGGTTTTTTATTAGGGATTTTTGAAATGACTTGGTTTAAATCTTTTAATAAAATACAAAAAGACGTGTAGTTTGTGTTTAACTTATTAATAACAGACCTGCCAGGACCTTCAAGGTCATAAACACCAGGTAATTGGTCGTTTTCAGGTTTTAAAATATAATTTTCAGGAAAAACTTCTTTCATGATTTTATTAATACCGTTCATATAAGTCCACTTAATATCTGAATTTACATTAAACAACATTCTATAAAATTCATTCTCTGATTGAGAACACATTTCAGATTTACCTTCACTTAAAACTTGTTTCATTTTTATAGATTCGGTTAATTTGGTTTCAACTTTCATTTCATACATCTTGGTAACAAAATCCCAATTAACTACTTTCCAAAAGTTCGTGATGTATTCATCTCTTTTGTTTCTATATTTTAAATAATAGGCATGTTCCCACAGGTCTAAACCTAATAAAGGAAATCCCCCACCTTCAATCACATTCATTAATGGATTGTCTTGGTTTGGAGTTGACATAATTTTTAAAGTGTTATTTGAGGTTAGAATTAACCACACCCAACCTGAACCGAAACGGTCTTTGGCTTGTTTCTCAAATTCTTTTTTGAAATTTGTGAAGGTACCCCATTGTTTGGTTATCTTTTTATAAAGTTCACCATCCAATTTTTTTGGTTCGGGTGTTAACATGTTCCAAAACAGTGCGTGGTTAAATGCCCCACCTGCGTTGTTTCTTATTGTCTTATCAAAACGACTTATGGTCTTGATAATTTTTTCTAAATCTAAATCTCCGTATTTCTTTTTAGCTAATGCGTCGTTTAGTTTATCCACATACCCTTTATAATGTTTGTTATAATGAAAGTTCATTGTCTCTGGGTCAATAAACTGTTTGAGGGCTGTATAGGAGTAAGGTAATTTTTCTATTCCTATTTTTTTCATTTCGGTAATCAACAACTCTTTTTCTTGGTTAACGTGGTTTTCAAGTATTTGGTTTTCTAGTTGTTGGATTTTCTCTTGTGTTTTTTTCATAATTTTGGATTATCCGTTATATATAAATAATCCGTAGTTGACTAATTTCGCAAATTATTAATTCTTTGTAATATTTCTTCTGCGGCGTCGGCGGGGTGTTGGTCATCACCCATTACTGTTGCGATGACTTGTTTTTTGTTGTTTAGGATATCGTAAATGACACCTTCAATTGTGTTTTCAAATATTGGGTAGTAAACTAATACGTTATTTTTTTGACCGTAACGATATGCTCTGTCTTCGGATTGTGCGTGGTCTGACGGTAAAAATGATAGGTCATTCATGATTACAGCTTCAGCTGCGGTTAATGTGATACCGACACCTGCCGCTTTAATATTACCCACAAATACTTTAACTTTTGGATTATCCTGAAACTCATCAACACTTCTTTGTCTTTCAGGTTTTGACATTGAACCATCAAGTTTAACCGCCGCTTTTCCAAAGTGTTCGGTAATTTTATTTAATGAATCGGTAAAGTTACAGAATATAATAACCTTCTTATCTTGTTCTAAAATGTTTTCAGCAAGTTCAATTGTTTGAGCAATTTTTTCATCAGCAATAATTTGTCTAACTTTTGTTAATTTTGAGAATTGAACCGTAAGTGATTTTGATTCTTCAGGGTTTTTGTCATACCAATCGTAGTATTCACCCATTACTTCTTCGTATTGTTTTGATTTTAATCTCAAGTAAACAGGTGTGATAATTTTGTCAGGTAGGTCAAGAACATTTTCTTTTAATCTTCTTAATGTTAATCCTAATGTTCGGTCTCTTAATTCTTCTAAGTTTGAGGCTCCTGTTACGTTCCAAACTTTTCTCCCTCCAACATTAAACTGATAACCTTGACAATATCTGATGGCATACGCCATCCAATTTTTTGCCACAGGTGAATCAATTAAACTTAATAGGTTGAAATAGTCAATTGGTCGTGATGTCATTGGTGTTCCTGATAATAACCAAAGTCGGTCAATATTTTTAACAATGTCATTAATTAATTTTGTTCTTTGAGCCGTAACATTTTTAATATAGTGTGCCTCGTCAATAATAACCAAATCAAAATTTGAAGCAAGAACTTGAGATTCATTTTTCTTTTTGGGGTCATGGAAATTTTTTAATATATCGTAGTTTATGATTACATAATCCGCTTCAGTATTAAAGTTTTTACTTTCAGCAATGTAAATTGTTTTATCCGAATAGTTTTCAATTTCACGTTTCCAGTTAATCTTTAAAGTTGCTGGACAAATGATTAAAACTTTTTTGGAACCTGACTCTAACGCGGCAATAATAGTTGAGGTTGTTTTACCAAGACCCATATCATCAGCCAAGATAAACTTTTTATTTTCAACTAATTTTTGGATTGCTTCTTTTTGATGTTCAAGTGGTGGACGATGAGAGTATTTTGAATAATCAATAACAACATCTTTAACAGAGTTATCTTTTATAATTGCAGCTTTTGGTAACCAAAAATCATGAAGTTCTTCACTATCAAAAACTTTACCCCAAATGTGGTAAGCCTTTTCTTTATCCGCCAATAGCTTCTCAACCCAAACTTTTTGTGGTATTTCGGTGTATAGTTTATCGTCTGCTAACTTCTGTGCAAAATAGGCGTCAAGAATCACCCACTTCTTGGCAACCTTTGGTTGCTTATCGTGGAACGATATAATATATTCCGATTGACTCCTTGTCGGGTAGAATTTTTTGTTAATTTTAGATTTACGTTTCAATTCTAAAAGGTAGTTATTACCACCTTCATAACCCTCAAGAATAGTCATCGCTTTTGACTCCAAACTTATTTCCATTCTTTTTAATAAAAGTTTGTATTAAATATAGTTGAAGTTTGAGTATTTATCAATATATGCAGAAATTAGTTCCAATTACAAGATTAGGTAAGTTCTTTGGTGGAGAAGACTACGCCTTGGATACCAATATGGGCCAAGAGTGGTTAGAAGGTGATATGAACTTCACGGTTGTATTATATCGTATTGACCGATATAAAACAAAGACTGATAGTGTATATGGTGAGGTTTTGGAAGACGGGATACAATTTTTGGTTCCTGTTGAATTAAAGGGACTTGTTCAAGTCATGGCACCTGCTCAGAAATTTTTGGGTAGTTCTAAAGTTGAACAACAAGAACCAGGTAATATGAAATTCTCCGTTTATCAAAAACAACTTGATGAATTGGGTGTTGAAATATTCATGGGCGATTACCTTGGTTATTATGAAACCGAAGACCGAGTTAGATATTATTCGGTTAGTGATGACGGATATGTAAGGTCCGACAATAAACATACATATGCAGGATACAAACCATTTTATAGAACGGTTGTTGCAACATATGTAAGTGAAAATGAATTTAGAGGAATTTAATGAATGTTGTTATAACAGAGTCACAATTTGATTCTTTATTTGTTGGTAAAAAAGTTATGGTGTATTATAATTTACACAAACACACCTTTTCGGTAACATACGACAGTAAAGTAATTATGCATGCTGACTATGTTAAATTGGGTGATGTTGAATTTAGAGTTAGAAAAGGTGGTAAAGAGAGAGTTCGTTCAGAAAAATCAAAAAACGTTCACGCATTTGTAATAGGAAAATTATTGGACTATTGTGAATATCCTTGTGATGGAATACCAACACCATCATCAGATAAAGTTGTAACGTATAATCCATACAAAAACGACACATTTGTATTTAAGAATACTGAAGAGCCTGTTTATCACGCACAAGAAGTTGATATGATAAACTCAAAAAATAAACTATTTGTTGTAAAATAAAATAATGCCATTACCTAAAACCATAGTTAAACCAACTTTGCCTTTAGTGCCAAGAAAAGTTTTATCTGAAAGAAGAGAACAACTTTTAGAGTATATTAAAGAAGACGGAACTTATTTACCTAAGTCAGTATTACATGCTGATTTGGATAGGGGTATGTTGGATTTTGTTAAAACAGAACTTGAAGTTGTAACTGCAGGTAAAATTGTTCCAATGTTGGATATTATTATTACAACACAAAACTGGTCACAATATTTAGAAACTTGGAAGTTTGTGGATTTAGATTATAATCCATCTCCACCATTTATAACAGTTGTTAGAACTCCTGAAGTTAAGTATGGTACAAACCCATCACTTCAATATACAATTCCAAATAGAAAACAATTTTATTATGCATCTGTTCCAACTTGGAATGGTAATGAGCAAGGTATGGACATTTATACAATTCCACAACCTGTTCCTGTTGATATCAAATATAGTGTTAAAATCATTTGTAATAGAATGAGAGAACTTAACCAATTAAATAAGATTGTTATGCAAACATTTGCATCAAGACAAGCCTATACTTTTATTAAAGGTCAATACGTCCCAATTATTTTAGATAACGTTTCAGACGAATCTCAAATGACAATAGAATCAAGAAAATACTACGTTCAGAATTATGACTTTACAATGTTAGGATATCTAATTGATGAAAATGAGTTTGAAGTTAAGCCAGCAATTCAAAGAATAACACAATTAATTGAATTAGATACAACAACAACAAGAAGACAAAAAATAGACAGGTATCCAAAAAATCCTAACGAGTTTCCTTCTGAATTTGTTTTTGTTTCAGGTAATACCACTTTAGTTGATATGATTGATTTTACTGCAAACATGTCTTTAGTGGGTACAGACAATATTAATACTTATGATGTTTACATCAATGATGATTATTATGGTAGTGATGTTTCAGTAATTCAAATTACAACTAACGACATTTTAAGGATTGAAGTTACAAAAATTGATAACACTCAGGAATCAAAAATAACCTTTAATAGTGGGTTAGTTTAATCTTCTCCGTATATATCTTTCTTTTCTTTACATTTTTCAATAATTAAATTTTCTAAAAACTTATAAATCTTTATCCCACGTTTATCACAGTACTTTTTCAGTATATCATGTGATTCAGGGGATATTTTTATGTTCTTGATTTCTTTCTTTGTTTTCATGGTGAGAAAAAAGGCAGAATTAATTCCTACCGTTTATAAATACTTACCTAAAAGTAAAGTTTTTTCATATAATAATGAATATTTATCTATAAAATAAATCTGTAACAGAATAATTTAATAATGGCAACAGCACAAGCAAATCAAAAAGTATTCGTATCACCAGGCGTATACACATCTGAAACCGACTTATCATTCGTAGCCCAAAGTGTGGGTGTAACGACTTTAGGTCTTGTTGGAGAAACTTTAAAAGGTCCAGCATTCGAACCAGTATTCATAACTAACTATGATGAGTTCCAAGCTTATTTCGGGGGAACAGAACCCGTTAAGTTTTATAATACTCAAATACCAAAGTATGAGGCGGCATATATTGCTAAATCATATTTACAACAATCTAACCAATTGTTTGTTACCAGAGTTTTAGGTTTATCGGGTTATGACGCAGGACCATCATGGACTCTTAACGTCACAGCCAATGTAGACCCAACAACTATCGGTAACCCATCTGTTGGTGTCGCATTTACTGCTGGCTTTACAGGAAGCTCAACAGGTAATACAATTACATTTATTAGTGGAGCATTACCTCTTGAAGTTGATGCAAATTTAAATGTTGAGTATAGATTACAAGACGGCACAACATCAACATTACAAGATGACTTTAATACTTATTTAGACGGTATTATGGATATACCATCAACATCCGCAACTACTGCGGTTATATATGGTGCGATACCTGAAGCTGACTACCAAACTTTAGTTGGAACATATACAACAGATTATAGTCCATATGGTTGTGAAAATAATTTCACACAGAACGAATTAACTGAAGGTGCTAACGATTCTTGGTATTATGCTAACTTTGAATTTGAAAACAATGACTCATTAACAGGTAATTATACAGGTTATTCATTCTATTACACTGTTTCTAATTTAGTTTCAGGAGCGTCTAGTACATTTACGGGAACTATTGTTGGTAATTCATACACATTTACTGGTACTGCGTATTCAGAATTTAACAACATGGTTGTCGGAACTATTCGTTCAAGAGGAATTTCTCTTTTTGATAATAGTAGTGCTAGTGAAAACCACGGTCCTGTTTATCAAGTAAGTGGACTTACAGATTTACAATTAATATGTACTGGTCAATATTCTGGTATTACAAAATCACCTTACGCTACTTTCTTATTATCAGGGGTAACAAGAGAATTAGATACATTCTCATTTGAGACTTCATTATTAGCTTCATCGGCAAAATATATTACTAAAGTATTGGGTGTTGATAATTTTGGTAAATCAAGATTTGAAGTACCAATTTATGTTGAGGAAGCATATCAAGCGTCTTTAAATTATGCATATAACCAAGGTTATATTCGTGGGTTAGCGTGTGATTTAATTGCATTACCTGATGCTAGAAGTGAAAATAGTTCATCAATAGCATATAATTTAGAGCAGTATCAATCACCTGAAACACCTTATTTAGTTTCAGAATTAAGAGGTAACAAGGTTTACAAATTATTTAAATTTATCTCAATCTCTGATGGTGATTCGGCAAATACTGAAATTAAAGTGTCTATAGCTAACTTATCATATAATAATATGTCATTTGATGTATTAGTTAGAAATTTCTTTGATACTGATGCAAACCCTATTGTAATTGAAAAATTCACAAATTGTAATATGGACCCAGCAACAAATAACTTTGTGGCTAAAAAAATAGGTTCATCTAACGGTGAGTTTGCGTTAATTTCAAAATACATTATGGTTGAACTGGCTGATGAGGCACCAATAGATGCGTTACCTTGTGGTTTCTATGGTTATACTCAAAGAGAATATGAAGATTACGCTCTTTACCCATCACCATATCCTAAATTTAAAACAAAATATTATTTTCCAGGTGAGGTTGTTTCTAACCCACCATTTGGTTCTGCTGCAGGAGGAGCTCCAGTTCAGTCTGCAGGAGATATTGTTAGAAGAAATTATCTAGGTTTTTCAAGTCAATTTGGTATTGATGAATCTTTCTTAACATATAAAGGTAAACAAAATCCTTCAAATTGGATTTCAAATCCTTTGGCGGTTGGTCAACCTTGGAATGTGGTAAGTAAAGGTTTCCACATGGACTCAGGAGCAACTGTTGTTACACTTGGTAATCTTGTAGCTGATAGTGGTCAAACTGCATTTGAATGTGGTGTCGCTGAATTTAGAGAAGACCCAGGAACACAAGATAACCCATACTACTTTATTTACTCAAGAAAATACACAATATGTTTCGCGGGTGGATTTGACGGATGGGACATTTACAGAGAGTGGAGAACTAACCAAGATAGATTCCAATTAGGTTCTTCAGGTTATTTAGCAGGAGCGTCAGCTTCTTCAAGATATCCAACTGCAACAGGTGACGGTTTATTCAAAAGAATTGTAGTTCAAAATAACACACAAGACTTTGCAAACACTGACTACTATGCGTACTTACTTGGTATCTTAACATTTGCTAACCCTGAATCTACAAACATTAACGTTTTTGCAACAACAGCGATTGATTATGTTAATAACTCAAACTTAGTAGAAGAAGCAATTGACATGATTCAATACTCAAGAGCTGACTCGGTTTATATTGCAACAACTCCTGACTACCAAATGTTTACTCCTGACTCAACTAACTCTTTAGATATCATCTACTCACAAGAAGCGGTTGATAACTTAGATAACACAGGAATTGATTCTAACTATACTGCAACTTATTATCCTTGGATTTTAACAAGAGATACAGTAAACAATACTCAAATTTACTTACCACCAACAGGTGAGGTTTGTAGAAACTTAGCGTTGACAGATAACATTTCATTCCCTTGGTTCGCATCAGCGGGTTACACAAGAGGTCTTGTAAACTCAATCAAAGCTAGACAAAAACTTACACAAACAGACAGAGATACATTGTATCAAGGTAGAATTAACCCTATCGCAACTTTCTCTGATGTTGGAACTGTAATTTGGGGTAACAAAACATTACAAGTTGCTGACACAGCACTTAACAGATTGAACGTAAGAAGATTATTACTTCAAGCTCGTAAGTTAATTTCAGCGGTAGCGGTAAGATTATTGTTTGAACAAAACGACCAAGTTGTTAGACAACAATTCTTGGATAGTGTTAATCCTATCTTAGATTCAATCAGAAGAGATAGAGGTTTATACGATTTCCGTGTAACCGTATCTTCAACACCTGAAGATTTAGATGCTAACAGACTTGTAGGTAAAATCTACTTAAAACCAACGAAGGCTTTAGAATTCATTGACATTGAGTTCTTTATTACTCCAACAGGAGCTTCGTTTGAAAATATCTAATAAAAATTTATGGGGGTACATACAGTACCCCCTAATTGCCAAAGTATGAAAAGACAAATTAAAGAGGGATTTAAAGGAGAGGGTACTCCAGACATGAAATATTATGCGTTTGATTGGGATGACAACATTGTTCATATGCCAACAAAAATAATGTTAAAGACTGAAGACGGAGATGAAATTGGTATGAGTACTGATGACTTTGCGGAATACAGACATGATTTGGGTAAAAAATCTTTTAAATATAAAGGTGAAACTATTGTTGGTTTAGCAGACGACGCTTTTAGAAACTTTAGAACTGATGGAGACAAAGATTTTTTAATTGACACAATGAGAGCTAAAGAAGGTCCAGCATTTGGAGACTTTAGAGAAGCGATTAATAACGGTTCAATATTTTCAATTGTTACTGCAAGAGGTCACAAACCTGAAACATTAAAACAAGCCGTTTACAATTACATTGTTAGTGGATATAATGGTATAGATAAAGACCAACTAATTAAAAACCTTAAAAAATATAGGACGTTTGTCGGTGAAGAAGATATGAGTGATGACGATTTAATTAAATCATATTTAGAACTCAACAAATACCATCCAGTTACGTTTGGAGAGGGAAGTGCCGCCAATCCTGAAGAATTAAAAGTTAAAGCTATGGATGAATTTGTTTCCTATATAAAAGGAATTGCTGGTATACTTAATAAAAAAGCATATATAAAAAATGATATATCTAATAACTTTATACCAGAGCAACCTAGTATTGGATTTTCAGATGATGATATTAAGAATGTAGAAGTAATGAATAAACATTTTAAAAATAAACCAGATAATATAGTTAAGACTTATTCTACTGCTGGAGGTATTAAAAAGGAATATAAATAAAGAATAATCTCATCAAATTAAAAGTAAAGAGAAAAATTTTTTAACAAGACTATATTTATATGTATAAACAACAAAGAAACTAAAAAAAATTAAAATAACATGGCTGATTTATTAATGAAAATGCCGATACCTTACGAACCAAAACGTCAAAATCGTTTTATCCTAAGGTTTCCATCAAGTTTGGGTATAAACGAATGGTTTGTAGAATCAACGGCTAGACCACACATCACAATTGCTGCAACGGAAATACCGTTTTTAAACACATCTACTTACGTTGCAGGTAGATTCAACTGGCAAACAATTCCAGTTAAATTCCGTGACCCTATTGGACCTTCAGCGGCTCAAGCTCTTATGGAGTGGGTTCGTTTACATGCTGAATCAGTAACAGGTCGTATGGGTTATGCTGCGGGTTACAAAAAAGACATTGACCTTGAAATGTTGGACCCAACAGGAGTTGTTGTTGAGAAATGGATTCTTTATGGAACATTCTTAACAGACGTTAACTTTGATTCGTTGGCGTACAATACTGATGGATTAGCAACAATATCTGCGACATTGAGAATGGATAGATGTGTGTTAGTTTACTAATACTATTTAAAAATTTTTAAATCTAATTATATTTAACCGTAAGGCAATAAACTTTACGGTTAATTTTTTTATATGGATACACAATCAAACGACTACGGTCAACAAAATTTTACACTACCACACGATGTGGTACCATTACCTTCACAAGGTATTTTCTACAAAAATAAAAAGAAATCACTCAAAGTCGGATATCTTACAGCCTCTGATGAAAATATTTTAATGGGTGGTGGAAATGATTTAACACTTAATTTATTAAGGGGAAAAATTTATGAACCAGATATTAGGGTTGAAGACCTTATTGAAGGAGATGTTGAAGCAATTTTAATCTTTTTAAGAAATACTGCGTTTGGACCTGAAATAAGTTTAAATCTTACAGACCCAAAAGATAATAAATCATTTAGAACGTCGGTAACGTTAGACCAATTAGCCATTATTAATGGTCAACAACCAAATGAAGATGGTACATTTACTACAATGTTACCAAAATCACAATCAACTATTAAAATTAAACCATTAAGTTATGGTGAAATTTTAGAAATTGGTAAAATGGCGGAAACATATCCTCAAGGTAGAGTAGTTCCAAGAATTACATGGAGAATGCAAAAAGAGATTATTGAAATTGATGGCTCAACCGATAAAGCGGTAATTGCTAAATTTATTGAATCAATGCCAATCGCAGATTCAAAACACATTAGAAAGTTCATGAATGAAAATGAACCAAGACTTGATATGAATAAAACGTTAATAGCCCCGTCAGGAGAACGTCTAACAGTGAATGTTGGGTTTGGGGCGGACTTTTTTCGTCCTTTCTTCTGATTATAGAAAAGGACAGATAGACGAGTTTTACTATCTTAACACTTTAATGAAAATAACGTATCAAGATTTTGAAAGGATGCCTGTTTTTGTTAGAAAATATTTATTAGATAAATGGATTGAAGATAATCAGAAGGACTAAAAATTTTAGTCCTTCTTCTATTTATATAAAAACCTAAAAAACTTATGGCAAAAGACGATAACCAAGAAGGTAGTTTTAAAGAAATCAAGAAAGAACTTGATAGTTATGCTAGTCCTTTAGAAAAAATCACAATTTCTTTGGACGAAATGTTTAAACATGCGGACAAAATTAATAGGGCGTTTGTTGCTGGCAGAGTTAGAATCCAAGAAATGGATTTGGCGGTTGCAAATTCGGCATCAGGTATAATAAGATTAGGGGGAAGTCTTGAAGATGTATCTACAACTATTACCCAAATAGCCGCTGGCTCAAGAAGAAATGTTATTGCTACCGAAGAGCAGGTTAGTAAATTATACGCATCATCTAAAATCTTAAACACAGATGCAAATCTTTTAGTTGATACATTTGCTAAAGTTGGATATGAAACTTCTCAGATAGGACCTAATATAGAAGAATCTATTGGATATATTCAAAGTATTGGGTTAAATGCAACAACAGTAATGAAAGACGTTACCGCCAATATGGAACAAATGAATCGTTTCCAATTTGAAGGTGGTGTTGCTGGTTTAGCTAAAATGGCCGCACAAGCCTCAATGTTAAGGTTTGATATGAAACAAACTTTTGATTTGGCTAATAGAGTTTTAGACCCTGAAGGAGCTATTGATACTGCGGCGGCGTTTCAAAGATTAGGAGTGTCTGTCGGTAATTTAGCAGACCCATTTGCTTTAATGAATCAATCTATTAACGACCCATCTGGGTTACAAAATAGTTTAGCTGAAGTATCAAAACAATTCACATATTTTGATGAAGAGACAAAATCATTTAAAATAAATCCTCAAGGTGTTTTAACATTGAGAGAAATGGAAAAACAAACAGGTGTTAGTGCTGCGGAAATGAGTAAAATGGGATTAGCCGCTGCGGAATTGGACAAAAGATTGTCTGAAGTTAGTTTGGCGGGTTTAAAGTTTGAAAATGAGGAAGACAAACAATATTTGGCTAACATATCCAAAATGGGTAAAGGTGGAAAATATGAGGTTGAATTAAAAGACGGAACCAAAAAAGAATTACAAAATCTTAATCAAGAAGAGTTTAATGAGTTAATTGAACAACAAAAGAATGCTCCAAAAACTGTTGAAGATATACAAAAAAGTCAATTAGGTGTTCAAAAAGACATATTGTCAAATATGCAATCTGCAGCCGCAAAGGTGACTTTTGGGGTTGCATCTTCAAAGTATGTTGAAGGTAACACTAGAGGGGCGGAAAGAATTGCAAGAGCGGTTAGTTCTTCTGTTGAAGGCGAAGTACCTGAAAGTAGAGTTATTTCCGAAAAAGTAACAGGAGCTATTGATAAAATGCGTGATTTATTTACTGGTAAAGACCAAGGTAAAATTGATAACGCAACATTTACTAAAAACTTAGAATCAATTCAATCTGACCTTAAAGCTCAAGCAACAAGTTTAGGTCCAAAAGGTATGGATGCTTTAAGAGACATATTAGTTAAAAGTAATGAAAAAATTAAAGGTGATAGTGGTATTGAAAAAGAGTTTAGAAAATATACTTCAGATATTTTAACAGGTATTGGTGGGAATACAACAACAAAAGTTGCGGGAATTACAGGAACACAAAAATCAGAACCATTATCAAGAAGTGCGGTTTTTGGTAAAGGAAGTTCAGCGATTGCCCAAGAAAATAAAACAAAGACAACAAATGTTAATTCACAAGTAGATTTTGGTGGCACAATTACAATTAAAGTAGATGCTCCTCCAGGTGTTAGTGAACAACAATTTAAAACATTTTTTGAATCAGATGAATTCAAAAGAAAAATTTACGAATACTATAATCAGAAAGCAAAAGAGTTAGAAAGAAGATAAATGTCTAACAAAAAAACATCATCAACCTATTTATTAATAAAAGTATAAATGGGTAGTCCATTAGATTATATAAGCTCAGAGGGTTTTAGAAAAAAACTAATAACAAGGAATTTAGTACCATATGCTAAGTCCCCTACCAAAGTTACGCCCCCAACAACTTATGAGGTTATTCAATCAGATTATTCTGTAGTTGATAGTCCTGATGGTCTTATTGATACAACTTTTTTTGCCGACAAACAATACCCACTTAATAAGTGGGGTAACGACGGAGGTTATAAACAAGCACCTGATATTAGTGGAAATTTAAATACTGTCTCAAATAAAGGTGAATATGGCCCTGGTCAACAAGATGCTCACATTATTGACCAAGCCAAGATTGCAGCACAAACAGGGTTTAATGGTATTACTGGACCTTATTTGTCGGTTAATGCTTTTGGTAATGGAGGGTTAGAACAATATGATGCTGGTGTTTATATTACAACACCAGATACAATATCAAGTACACTTCCTGGTGGAGCAATACAACTATATAATAATCAACCTTATCCCACAACCTTTAATTCTTCTTCATATAGTCCACTATCAATTTTATTAAGTCCCGACCCAACAGGTAGTAATGGATTATTAAGTCAAGATTCATTTATAGCTCGTTTAGGTGCAAAGACACTTAAAAAAGAATTTGAAGAAAGAATTGGTAGAGCGATTATTAGAGAAACTATTGGTCGTGCCAACTTTTTAAATGTTAATAGTAGCACCAATCTTGTTAATATTTTAACAGGTAGAGTTCCTTTAATTGAACCTAATTATCAGATTACCGTTCCTTCTAATCCTATAACAGCAGCTGCGGATTTTGGACTTAGATTAGGTGGTAGTCTTTTACCGTTTTCATTAATACCTGGTTCATACTTTGACCCAAATATTAATCCTGGCCAACCAACAACAATTGGACAGTCTTTGTTAGCAAATCCAATTGCTGCCGTAGGTAACTTTGTTAGTAATTTATTAGGTGCTGGTAAAACAGGTACACAGATATTTTACAATAATACAGGTGCTGGACAAAAATCTATATTGTGGAAAAACATTAACTACAATAGATATAAACCAAATTACGATAGAACATTACTTGATAGATTAGGAGGGGCTATTGTAGGTACCGAAACAAATAATTCTAACTTCTATGTTGGGTCAATAAGTTCTGACCCGTCAAGAGTATTTTCACCAAGTAGAGCGTTACCTACAGATGCCTTTGGTAACGAACAACAATCACCTGTATACGGACCACATGAGTTAGCTCAATTATATGAAGGTCCAAGTAAAGAAATTCGTTTAGGTGCTAACGGTCCAATCTATAGTAATGGTGGTGGTATTGAAGGTGGATTCACTTGGGTGTCTCCAAAATACAAAGGAAATGCGGGTAAGAAAGTAGGCGTGGGTGGGGTTATATTAGACCAAGATGAAGATTTTAAACCCTCATCATATAATACAACCGAATCTACAGAAAGGAAATTTAAACAAGGTTCCATACTTGACGACACCCAAAGACTTATTGATAGTCAACCAGAAGGTGGTAAAAGATTACAACACGTTGGTAATGCGATTGACCAAGTTAGTAAGGTATTCCATGATGGTTACAAAGAATTAACTAAGGGTTCAAGGGTTATACAATATACGGGTTCTATTGGACAAGAAGTTGGAACTGAATATTGTAGAGTTTTTACTAAAGACGTACCATATCTTCAATTTAACGACCTTCAAAAAACCGATGGTATCGTAACCGAAGGTAGAAGATTTTCATATTCAGTATTAGATAAAACATATAATCTTAATATTGCTCCAAACAAACAAGAGGGTGGACAAGATTCAACAAATTTGATTGGAAGTTATAATAATGCATATGCTAAAAAATATATGTTCTCACTTGAAAATTTGGCATGGGCAACTTCAAACACACCAGGATTTGCTGTTGCGGATTTACCAGTTTGTGAACGAGGACCAAACGGAGGTAGAGTTATGTGGTTCCCACCTTATGGTTTAACTTTTAGTGAAACTGTTACTGCTAATTGGAATGCCAATGAATTTATAGGTAGACCAGAACCAATATACACTTATAAGAGTACAAATAGGTCTGGTAGTTTAACTTGGAAAATAGTTGTTGACCATCCGTCTGTTTTAAATGTTATTGTTAATAAAGTGTTAGCTAATGAAACAAATAAAGTTAGAGTTGATAGTATTTTAGAATCATTTTTTGCTGGATGTAGAAAATATGATTTATATGAACTTGCAAAAAAATATTATACAATATCACCTAATGATTTATTTGAGATACAACAAGCTATTTCATCAAAAGAATTAACAAGAGAACAGTTAGAATATACTATTAGTACAATCAAAACAACTCCTGAGTTATCTAGTGATACAGGAACTGGTGGTTCTCCTGAAGCAACACTTAATGTTTACAAACAAAGTGGTTTTTACTTTGATAATGATATACCAAAACAACTTAATCAAAATTTTGGTCAATTATATGGCCCATATATTTCGCAAAAAACCAATTATCAAAAAAAATCGCCAAGTACTGCTGAGCAAACAACCTCATTCTTTGATAGTGTGGTTACACCAAACAAAGATAATATTGATAAGTTAATTAACGAATTAGATAAACAATTTACTAATAACCCCGAAGGTACGGTAACTATTATTATTAGTAGTAGTACATCACCCGCAGCCAAAAAGGAATATAACGATAAGTTATCTGCAAGAAGAATTAATTCTGCCGCGATATACATTACGGGTAACACTAAGATGAAAAAATATGTCACTGGTACTCCACAAAGATTAATTGTCAAAGTTGGAGCGGCGTTAGGTGAAAACGCTCAAGTACTAAAGTATGACGATAAAACTAAAAGTTTTGTGCCAGGAAGCAGTGTTTCTTGTGGTGATGGTGATGGGGCTGACAGTCAAGCGTTAAATAAAGAAATTTATACAACAAATGCAATGGCTTGTAGAAGGGCGTATATTTCTGACATTCAATCAACATTAAAGGCGCCAAAAGTTGTACCAACCCCTAAAGAAACTACTGTAATTACAGGTAATGTTGTTACAAAAACAGAAACGCAGAAAACAACAACAAATGTAGAAGTACCAAGAGATAATATTAGTAAAAGGGTGTTAAGGTCGTTATTATCTGAGTGTGATTATTTTGAAACAATTAAAGAAGAAACTCCTATGGTTTATGATAATCTTAGAGACAAATTAAAATTCTTCCAACCATCATTCCACTCAATTACTCCAGAAGGCCTTAATTCAAGATTAACGTTCTTACAACAATGTATGAGACCTGGTGATACAATACCAACAATTAAAACTATTGACGGAGCACCAACACCCGTATATAATGATGCAACAAACACGTCTTTTGGTGCACCACCTGTTTTAATTTTAAGAGTTGGAGATTTTTACAATACAAAGATAATTCCAAACAACCTATCTATTACCTATGAAAACTTGGATATTAATCCTGAAGGTATTGGGGTTCAACCTATGATTGCTAATGTTACTTTATCATTTAATTTTGTTGGTGGTAGTGGATTAAAAGAATCGGTTGATAAATTACAAAATGCGTTAACGTTTAACTATTATGCTAATACTGAAATATATGATGATAGGGCGGACGCAACCGATTTAAGTTATAAAGTAATTGACGCTGAATTTTTAAAATTGGCGCCAAGCAATGTCGGGCCTCCAACTATTAATCAATCAACACCTAATAATGGTCAAAGTAATGATAAACCAATTGGTACTGTAACAAGTAATGTTATAAGTGATACAGGTCAAACAGGTACAATTAACTATAGTATCTTCATGGATAAAGTTGTAACAGAGACTCAATCATATTTTACAAATGTTGTTAATAAAAATAGAGAAACGGTTAACCAATATAATAATGCCGTTCGTCAACAATGGATGATGGAACGAGTATATACTGAGGGTAAATTTGAGATAACTAAAGATAATAAAACAATACTTTTTGGTAAGTCTTACAATTTAGAAAAAAGAACCGATGATTTATTTGCACAACTTGTTAAAGACATTAAAGACGGTGACGAAGGATTTATAACGTTTATCTCGGATAGTTCTAAATTATTTTCAAACAAACTTATAAGACAAGTTAAGGAAAACTATTCAAACTTTGTTGGTGGTAAAAGAAGTTCATTTCAAAGTGCGATAACTAATATTACAAATAGTATGGTTGCAGTACAACAAAGTTATATTGGATATATTGGAAGAATTAATACTATAACATATAGTGTAAACCCTAATACAGGAACTGATGGGTATCAACAAAGTAACGGTAAAGTGTTTTCATATATATTATATCCAACAACAGAGGTTGATACTAGTTCATCACCAGCAACAGATACTTTAGTTGAACTTGAAAATGATGTTAAAAAAATAAACAGCGGAATTACTGAATTTAATACGATTGTAGAAACTGAACAAGAATTTACTTATTCTGGTAAAAAATATAAAGGAACTTTAGTTTTACCTTTACCTTATAAATTACCTTCAGGTGAAAAAGTATTCGTACCTTTTAGTGAAAATACTTTATTTGAAAATGATATTTTTAGAAATGTTTATATGATTGTTTCTGACGATGTTACCGATAGTAAAAAATATGAAACATTTAAAAATGCATTAATTGGTAATATACTTGGTAACACGGGATTAATAGGTAACGGTGCTGATAATATTAGTGAAGTTTTTGATGCTTATTGGGATAAAATTGCAAAACCTGCATTTGTTGAAGAAAACAACATCACTAAAGAATTTATAAATTATATGGAAAAAGAAAAATTAAAAGATTTCTTAAAATACACTCCATTCACACTTAAAAAGAAAAGAACGTTTACTTATGATACTGAAAACGCAAATACTGAAGCACAACAACAATTGATAAAAGGTTTAGGTTGGGTTGAAAACCAAAACACAAATAATAAAACGTGGAATGACGAAAAGCCTGCAAACGTATTTATATCTAAAGCAAAACTTAGCTAATGGCATATCAATATTCAAACAGATATAATGAATTTTTAATTAATGGTGAACAAACTGTTGTGCCCTTTGTTAATATACCACAAAAGACAACAGATAAGACTTACATATATAAAGTTGGTAGAAGTAGGTTAGATATTGTTTCCCAAGAATTTTATAACTCTCCGTATTTTGGATGGTTAATTTTGCAAGCAAATCCTGAGTTTGGGGGTTTAGAAAATTATATATATGATGGTGCTATATTGATTATTCCTTATCCTCTACTACCTTCATTACAAGACTATAAAGCGTCATTAGATAACTATTTTTATTATTATGGCAGGTAATGTACAAGGAGATAACAGTGGTAATGTTTTAGTAGAGTTTGATTACAATAATATTATTGTAGTTGACCCTAATAAAACCATTGATGCGTTTGGAAATATTCGTGAAAGATTAGTTGACCATGAGAATTTGGTGATGTACGCCAATCTTGAGGCTGAAGTTGTGCCAAGAACAAAGTTGTCTGTGGGTGGTAGCCCCGAAGATAGGATTAGAATTCTATCCGTCGCTAAAATGAACTTTTTAAGACCTACCGAAGGTACTAATTTAACTACTGGTTATTATGATGAATTAACGGGTAAAAACTCAAGAAATGGTTTAGGTGTAAACCAAATGACGGAACAAATTATTGACCCAAAAAATGGTACCAAACCATATTCAAAAATGACTGTTAACAATCCAGGTCAAACCGCGACAGACAATGGATTATTAGGTATTACAAGTATTTCAGTTAAAACTAATTCGTCTTTTGTACCACAAGTAACGATGGAATTGGAAGATATCCAAGGAAGAGCGTTGTTTCAATTAGGAAATGACTCACCTTATTCGGCATTTTTTAATTTACCATATTGCCCTTTTTATTTAACCCTTAAAGGTTATTACGGACAAGCAATTAGATATCAATTAAATCTTAAAACATTTAATGCCAGATTCAACACGTTCAGTGGAAATTACCAAATAACATTAGAGTTTGTTGGATATAAATTCAACATTTTAAATGAAATTTCAATGGGTAGTTTATTTGCTACTCCACACATGTACAGTACAACTTTTGGTATTTCAAAATCGCCAACATCTCCTGAGGGGGCGGGAAATTCATCAATTCAAGCCCAATTGAATATAGTAGACCAAGCCTCTGGAAAACAATCCACAATATCGGCAGACAATCTTACAAGTGAATTAGTTACTGAGAGAGGATATCAAAAAATTACTGAAGTTTATAGTGAGTATAAAGCTAAAGGGTTACTTAGTCCAGATTTTCCAGAATGGACAGTGGCTCAACTAATGAATCAATTACAAACATTTGAACAAACAATTCAAAATGCATACCCGCCAGTTATTATTGAACCATTAACTAATATTAGAAATTATAAAGAAGGTTTAAAAAATTATTTTAATGAGATTTATGGTAATAAAGATTCTTGGTTTAATACATACATTAATCCAAAACCAATAATATTAAAAGGAACTAATCAAGAAGTTTATATTTTCAAACAAGAGTTTATTGATAATCCTACAAAAAAAGAAGAGGCTAAAAGTTTATTAAGTGCATATACTATTGATTTTAACGTTAATGTTTTGGGTCCTAACCCAACTTTAGGTACGTTAGGTAAAACACCAATTAAAAATAGTATAACATATAATACTATGGTTAAACAAGTTGCACCAACCGAAATAGACATAGTTAAAACAACAACATCACAAACAGGTGTTTTATCACCAACAACCGCAGATACTAAAGCGGTTTTATTGTTGTTAGAAAAAGGGTTTAAACCAACTTTAGAAAAGGACACTTCTAATACTACATTTGAAAATCTGTTTGGGAATTTGGTTAAACCAGGTGCATTTATTTTTGATGAATTTCAAAATTTATTATCAAAGATGGAAACCGAAGCTAATAAAAAGTTATCTGAATATGAAACAGCAATAACCGCAGATTTGGCTAAAAAGATTGAAGACTCGTCTACAGGTCTTGGGTTTAAACCAACTGTTAGAAATATTTGTGCGGTAATTATGGCATCGGCTGAAGGATTCATTCGCTTACTTGATGAGGTTCATACTAATGCTTGGAATGTAAAATATGACCCTGTAAGAAAAAACGCCATACTTGATAACCCATCATCCGCTCAAGGTACAGATACAGAAGGTAATGTTAAAATTACTAATGCAGCTCAAAATGATAATCAAGGGTTAGTTAACGGACAAATACCTGTTTACCCATGGCCTCAGTTTTTTGTTGAAACACCTGAAGATAAAAAAGGTAGATTTCAATTAAAGTATATTGCCGACCCTTCAGTAGTTAATTTAACTAAAGGATATCTTTATGACAAATGGCCTGAAGTTGAATTTGTTGAAGAGTATATGAAAGGGTTAACACAAAAATTTAATCTGCCTATAACTCAACCTACAATAGATAGTCAAAACACTACAAACATTATTAATGTAAATGCAATTGAATATCCTTCAGAAGGTATTGCCTATGTCAATAAAGAAGAAATTAAGTTTTTTTATGAAATATGGGAAAGACAATTTTTAACATCAAATTATTCTGGATTTATAAGAGCAAATAACAATCAGATAGACCAACTAACAAAATTAATTGTTAGTGCTGAAACAAATAACATTGTAACAGGTTTGGGTATAAGTTCACCATTTTTAACATTAAAACTTAAAAATTATAATATTACCGCGCAAAACTACCCTGCGTTTTTATCAAACATATCAAATCAAGGTACAGGTAGGGCATATCAAGATTACCTTAGAGATTTTTTTGTTACACCATATCTTAGAAATTTAACTCAAAATTCTTTTAATATTTTAAGTTTAACTGATTTGGGTAAAGAACCTCAAACAGCTACAAACTCAGATGGACTATTACAATTAACCAAAAATGTAACTAACGACCCATTAATTATTGACACTTATCCATTCACGGACCCAACATGGGTTTCTAAAAATATGGCGAATAGTGTTAGTAGTACTAAAAATTCTGTGTATAACACAAATAGAGTATTAACGGTTTTTGAAGATAGAGATGTTATTTCAAATTTTAATAGTGTTTACGATTACAGTAAAAATAGACCTGTTACTAATTTTTCATATTTAAATGTTTCTAATCCAGTAAATCAAATAACCTCAATTGGTTTGGATGGGTTTTACTTAATTAGAAAAGACCCCACTTATTTTATACCTACAGAAGGATATGTTAACTACCTTTCACCAAGTAAAAATATACCAATTGAAACAACAACCTCAATGTTGAACACACCTTATTTTGTTAATGCAATTCAAAATGGTGTTTATAATTGGAGAAGGAAAGACCCGTATCCATACACACAAGCCGCTTATCTATTTATTAATTCTTTACCGTTAGCATCTCTAAAAGAAAAATATAAAACAAATGGTGTTTCAAGTGACTTAGATTATATTGCATCTTGTTTTAAAAAGTTTGGAGCGATTCACAAAATGCCATATGCTTGGGTATTAAAAATGGGTTCTGTGTGGTATAGATATAAAACTTATGTTAATAGTAATGTTGATATTTTAGATTCGGCATGGAAAGATTTTAGTTACAAAACAAATTTTGACCCAGTAACAAGTTCCGATACTAAAACATATACCTTTAATTTTGACGGTGTTAATAAGATTACACTACAAAGTTCTGCAAATAATATAACTAAAATTCAAACAGGATTTTATCCAAAAGTAATTAACGACTTTAATGTTTTTTATAATGGTTATGATTTATACAGTGGTTATACTGATACAGAAATACAGTCAAGTGTTGATGTTGGATTAAAAGTATATAATTTCACTGACTCAAACATTAATGCCCAAAGCGGTTCATCATATTCAAGTATACAAACGTGGTCTGTAGTGTTACCTAATAATACTTTTGACCCAACAGACGTTGGAAATGCGTGTAACCCAAGTAATAATACAACTACTTTAAAATATTATGTGGTACCATCATTTGGTTCTGAGATTAATCAAGTAAAAAATGAATGTTTAATTGCTAATGTTCCTGTTAGTACTGGATTTATTAACAACCCATCAATTTATAACGGTTCCGTTAGATTATTATGGTCATCACCAAATTATGGTTATTTTAAAAATAGCGAGATTTCAAGGCCGCTGCCAGATTCTTATATAAATAAAATTGAAACTGGTACAAAACAACAATCATCTTTTAAACTCTTAAATGATTTTGATTATTCAAAAATTGAAGAAATATTTTCTGTTTTTGATAAAACTATTTTAGATAAATTTGAACAGGAGTTTTTAAACTTTTCTAAACCAGTTGCCAATATTGATTTAGGTCCACAACTTGTTGTGCCTATTGGTGTTTCACCTGTTGACCAAAATGCCCTATTTAAAAATTTCCAATACTTGTTTAGAAATTTAATGGAAATTGAAGGTAAAGGGGACTCTGTTACGACTGGAGAATATTTTAAAACTATTGGGGAATCACAATTAACAATATTTTCAAATACTATAAAATCGTTTTTAGAGTACGATGTGATTTTAAAATACGGTAACCCTGCAGAATATGATAGAAGGGTAATGGCGTCTTATTTGACTCAAGGTAATGGAGATTACCCAATACAAGACCCAATTAACTTTGCGCCATATATTAAAGATAGTTTACCGTCAAAGGCCAATACAATTACTTTGGCATTGTCTAAGTCAAGATATCCACAAGCTTGGTTGTCATTAGAAACGGAAGTAGGATTTTCAACAATTGAAAATTTAATATATGATAATAATGGTTCATATATTACAGATTTTTTTATTGATAATAATATTGAATTTACTTCCGATAATGTAGTACTGTTGGCGCCAATTATTAAAATGTATGCCACACAAAAATTGTATAATCCAAATTTAAATCCAGCTGATTTTAAAAACAGTCTTGAAACTTATTTAGGATTGACCTCACAGTTTCAAAACAATATATTAAATCAAATTCTAACAAAAGTAAGAGATAAATTACCTGACCAACAACAATTACCTGAAAGAGTAATTCAAAGTACAATTGACGGGCAACAAAGTAAGGTAGAAAATTATGAAGTATTCAAAGGATTAAATGATAAGTGGATTGCTGGGTCAGATTATACTTCAAAAACTTTATTTGAAGATTTTATGTTTTTAGATAGAGCATCAAGAAATATTGGTGATACAATTATTATTGATATTTTTGACTTAAAAAATATGTTCAGTAAGAATTCTCTTAACATGGAAATGAGTGTATTCACATTTGTTAGTGGTTTATTAATTAAAAATAAATTTAATGTGATGCCGTTACCTGCTTATGTTAATTTTTATAATATACAAGATGTGGATGGTACTACAATACCGCAACCTGAAGGTAAATTAGAATTTGCTGACAACATGTGGGGAACATTTTTAGATGTTGATTATAGAAAATCAGGACCTAAAATGATTTGTTTTTATGCTGGTCAACCATCAACACATTTAGATTTACCAAAAGGAAATTCAAGATTTAGGGACGACGCTTTTGAATTAAGGAGAGCATCGGATAACCCACTAATTGAAGACCCTGCAGGTAAAAAAGATTATGCGGTTTCAAATAAATGTGTTGGTTTTAATGTTGATGTTGGTATTAGAAACCAAAATATATTTTATTCGTTGCAGGTTGGAATGGATGGAGGAAGAGCAACTTCTGAAAGTATTCAAACCCAACTTAATATGGTTGACCAAGCGTCAGGTAGAAATGTTGCGACACAAAATGTTAGTCTATATAATTTATACAAACAGAGAAGTTATCAATGTAGTGTTGTTTGTTTAGGTAATGCTTTATTGCAACCAACAATGTATTTTAATCTTAGACATGTTCCAATGTTTAATGGGCCATATTTTATAACTGAAGTAGACCATAATATTACACAAGGAAGTTTTCAAACAACGTTTAAAGGTACAAGACAAGGGATATATGATTTACCGTCAATAGACACTTATTTACAAAGTATTAATCAAAATTTATTGAGTAAAATTGAGGCTATTATTAAAAGTAAAAAAGATGATGTTTCAGGTAAGGCTATTACAAATATTAATAAATCTAAATATGTGAGTCAAACAGGTGATAGTACTGCCGCGGCACAAAACTCGTGTCGTAATAATTTGGCAACCGCCTATAATAGTTTTGGTGACGCACAGACATCAAACACTGTTAGTCTTACCCCATCTCAATTTGTTTCTGAACTTGAAAAGAAAACGAATAACCCTGATTTACAAGTTCTTATTTACATGATATGTTATGCTAAAATATTTAATGAAAATAAATTTTATGGTTATAATAACAATTATGCTAACGTAACATTAACAACAGATTACGGTGAAAGTAGTGGATTCTTTAGTCCTAAAAAATACTCTTGTGTTAATATTCCGAACTTAACAAGTGAAAAAACATCACAGCCTATTGCAAATTTTGATACTATTGGAAAATTCTTTGACTTTATGATATCTAAATTATCCGCAAATGTAAGTAGGGTATTTGGCGCAACTACAGGATTAGGTATTACTAAGTATTATGTTTGTTATTGGCCAGTTGCTGGAGTTACAGAAGAATATTTTGATTCTCATATAACAGAATTTAAAACTTTAGAAGCGACATTTAATAAAGCGTTTAAATCGGCAGGAGATTTTGGGTTAAATGTTGAATCGACAACCCAACTTAAAGTTGCAAATGCAAACCAAAAGAAAAAAATTGCGAACACATATGCTGGCGTAGTT